GAGCGTCGTCGCCGACATCCTGTGGTGCGTGCTCAAGCCCGTTGCCGAGATGGCCCGCCGCTACGGTGGCCGCCTCGTGACCACGGTGCACGACTCGATCCTCATCTGCGTCCCGGCGGCTGTCCGCGAAGCGGCGGCTCTGGAGATGCAGCAGATCATGCAGCAGAAGTTCCACTGCGTCCGCAAGAACTTCTACATCCCGGTCACGCTGGAGTTGGGCAACCCCGGCCAGTCGTGGGGCGAGTTGTCGTCCTGGGAGCCGGTCGCGGAGGCCGCGTGAAGATCGCATGGTGGGACATGTTCCCCGAAGATAAGGAGATTCAGATGGACCCGAACAAGCCCGAGCCGGCGCCGAAGGGCACCGGACGTGAAGTCACCCCGCTCGTCATCAAGGACCTCGAACTGAGGTCGAAGATGGGCAAGGAGAAGTACGGCGAGACGCTGCGCGCCTTCAACGGCCGCAACGCTCTCGTGGATGCGTACCAGGAGGCGCTCGATCTCGTGCAGTACCTCCGCCAGTTGCTCGAAGAGCAGGCCACCACGGTCGTGCCCACCCAGGTGAAGCCCGAGCCGACGCGCATCGAGGGCATCAGTCCTTGGGATGACGCGATGAACCCGAACCCGGATCGTCAGACGGCTCGCGAGTTTCTGGGACGGCGTCAGAACGCCATCGACCGTGAACTCCTGTCGGAGGCTATCGAGCGAGACGGCACTGCCGACCGGATGACGGCCAGCGAGTATATGGCCCGTCGTCAGGAGCAGGAGGCGAAGGCCAACCAGGAGGGCCTGAGCAAACCGGTGTCCGACATCTCGAAGAGCATCGCCGAGAGCGACAAGTTCTTCACGGCGGCGGCGGGAATGGCGGCTCTCTGGGCGAATCCCAACGTCACGGCGGCTCCCGAGTCGATCGCGCAGGAGGCTCACCGCCTCGTGCTCGGCGACCGGGGTGAGGCGTACGGGCACCCGATCTTCGATATGACGAGGAGCGCAGATATGCTGACCGCCCTCCTGCGCGACAAGCTGCGCTCGGGCGTGCGGCTGGAGGCCGAGGACATCGGGCAGGCAATGGTGTGCGTGAAGCAGTCGCGCCAGCGCAACAAGGCGAAGCGCGACAACCTGACCGACACGGCCGGCTACGCGCTCACCCTGCAAATGATCGCCGAGTGGCGTGAGGCGCACCCCGGGGTGGACCCGCGTGACGTGTTCCCCGGGCAGTAGATGCAAGAGTGGGCGGGGGACCTGCCCGCGTTCTCCTGTCCTGGGCTCGCGCTGCGTGCTCCACGGGACGAGGCGCATGGCGGGCCTCCGCCACATCTACGGTACCAAGTGGTACCACAAGATCGAGAAGACGTTCACGATGGCGCTGGAAGTCCGGTACGACCTGATCGTGTCCGGGCTCCCGGTGCCGACTGCCGAAGAGTTCGTGCGGGCGATCTACCCTCGCGGCCTCGGGCACATCCTGTCCCTCACGAGCGTCGTGCGGGTCATCGACAAGAGGGCACATGAAAGTGCAAACGCAAGCGATCCAGGTCGCGCTGCTCAAGAACTCCCCGGGTAAGTGGGACGTGGCGGTCATCATCAACGGCAAGTTCGTGGGCTCCCTCGGTGGGGCGAACCCGGTGGACCTCATCGCCTCAGCACTCAGCGTCCACATGCAGATGACGGGCGCCCCGGAAGGCAGCGAGATTCTCGTCAACGTCACGACCGAGCGCCCAGGAGCCGAGGGATGACCGACCCGATCCTGAAGGCACAACTCGTGCGCGACGAGGGCCGGGACAACAAGTCCTACCTCGACAGCGAGGGCTTCTGGACGGTCGGGATTGGCCACTACCTGGGGCTCGAACGCCGGATTCTCTGGCTGACCGATGAAGAGGTCGAAGCCTTCTACACGGCTGACGTGGCCGAGGCGATGGCGATCGTCTTCAACATCTGGCCCGAGCTTGGTGCCCGTGAGGGCAAGAGCTTCGAGTTGTGGGCTGACGCCAACGGCCCCGTCTACCGTGCGCTCGTGAACATGGCGTTCAACCTCGGCGAGACGAAGCTGCGCGAGTTCAAGAAGTTCCGCGCGGCCGTGTCGGCGTACAACTGGAACACGGCGGCCGTCGAGATGATGGACAGCAAGTGGGCGAAGCAGGTTGGCGCGCGTGCCACGCGGCTGCGTGACCAGATCAGAACCGGAAAGGATGTAGTATGAAGGTAGCATTTGACCTCGATGGAACCCTCGACCGGCCCGCCGTGCGCGACCTCGCGTTGGCGCTGCTGGCTGCGGGACACGAGGTGCACATCGTCTCCGGCTGCTTCCTCGAAGCCGGTGACTGGCAGGACGAGACGGCCAAGCTGGAGAAGCTGGTGCGGCTCGGGCTCGCGCAGGCTGGCCCGACGCCCGGGAAGTTCAAGCTCCCCGAGAACCTCCGCATCATGATCCTCGAAGCGGTCAGCCATATCGAGTTCGACCGCGACTACCGGCTCGCGGACCTGGGCCTCCGCAAGGGCGCCTACCTGGAGAAGAACGGGATCAGCCTCATGTTCGACGACAGCGAACTCTACTGCAAGCTGATGCCGGCGTACTGTGGGGCGCAGATCGCGAGGATCGTGTGAGCCGGGGGCATTACCGCATCGACATCAGCACGTACACCACGGTCACCCTGTGGTCGCTCAGTCTTCGCTTCAACAACGACTGGGAGTGGTTCACTCACTCGTGGATCGTCAACCGTCCGCCAGTGTACTCGTACACCGCGTGGTGGCTGCGGCTCGGCCCGATCGCGATCGCGTGGAGGTGGTAGATGAAGCGTAAGCTGCTCGTAGTGGACACCGAGACCGGCGGGCTCGACCCGTCGATCCACCCGATCGTCTCCATCGCCGCGCTCGTCTACCACGAGGGCGCCGTGATCGACCAGCTTCACGAGGTCATCAACGAGGGGCCGGGCGTCCTTCAGGACCCCGAGGCGCAGGCCATCCACGGGATCGACGCCAGCCGAGGGAAGTCTCCCCTCCAGGTGGTCATGGCGATCGAGGCGATGCTCCAGAAGCACGACATGCGCTCGCGCGTGACGATCTGCGCCCACAACGCGGCGTTCGACGTGGGCTTCATGAAGCGGCTCTGGTTCCACGCTGGCAAGAACTTCGAGAAGACGTTCGACTACCGGCACCTCTGCACGCAGACGGGCGCGCTCCTGCTCGAACAGGCGGGGCGGCTCACACTACCGGGCGGCTCGGCGTCCCTGAGCACGCTGACGAAGATGTGGAACATCCCGATCCACGAGCACGATGCGCTGTCCGACGCGCTCGCGACCGTGGCGGTGCTGAAGAAGGAACTGGCGCTGTTGAGGTAGCGGCCGGGGTAGCGCCCCGGATGATGTGGCGAGCACGGAAGTATGGCCCTGGCTAGTGCGCGGGCGAACCCACAGAGAATGGCCGGCAAGTGCGCGAGCACGTCGAACGCCGGTAGAGCCCGACCAATGTCGCGGGGTAGCTCAGTGGTAGAGCGCCGGACTCATAATCCGGTGGTCGCGGGTTCGATTCCCGCCCCCGCCACCAAGCAGCACGGAGGTGGGGGTTCGACTCCCCTCGGTCCCGGTGGCCGTGGTGTAGATGGACAGCACACCGTGCGTTGTAGATACACGAAAGGCCGACATCCCTTTGCGGGGGTGCCGGCCTTTTTGCGTTTACATCCGCTTGATGACGATCCCTGCTCCAGCCGCGAGGCCGGCGCCAACTGCCGCCGCCTTCAGCCCGAGAATCAGGATGTCCAACAGCATCCAGAGAATCATGGTGCCTCCTACGCTGACGTGTCCTTGTACGTGCGCTTGCGCCGGCCCGGGAGGACCTGTGCGCCGTTGAGAACGGGGCGGCCACCGTAGCCTTCCGCCCGCTCCTTGTTCTGCTGCAACTTCTGCCCGATCTGCGCCACGCCCTGCTTGATGGCGCGGCCGAAGAGGGACAGCGTGGACTCCTGGGGCTTCATCGCTTCCTGCGACTGCGCGATCTGCTCGCGCTCCTTCGCGAGCTTCGTCGGGTCGCTGCGCTTGTAGGCTGCCATTAGCGGTTGCCCTCCGCGCCCTGCACCTTCTCGAACGTGCGGAGCCCGGCCATGCCGAGCATCCCGAGCAGGATCGGCGACAGGGTCGCCATGTCCACGACGGGCGCGACGAACGGGTGGCCGTGGAACATCCCCACGAGGGAGATGACCAGGGACACCGCAGGGCCGGCAACGTATGCCATCGCGAGCCCGGCTGCGCACACCCAACCGACAGCGGGGCGCCAGCCGGAGATGAAGCGGTCGGGGGAGGCCGCCTCGATCTCGTTGATCTTGGCCTGCATCGCCATCGCTTGGAGTTCGCCGCTCTGCTCCAACTCGGCGAGCTTCTGGATCGCGGCGGCCTTCGCGGCGGGGTCGGGGATGACGCGCTCGATTACCTTCCCCGCGAGGTCGAGGATCGAGCCGATGAGTGGGAGTGGCATGCTACCTCCGGCGCTCGATCAGTCGGTCGAGCTTGTCGTTCATGGACTTCTGGCCTTCCTTGATGTCCTTCAGGTCGTCCTTCATGCCGTCCACCTTCGTCTGCACGACGGCGATCTCGGCGGTGTGACGGTTCTCGGTGGCGGTGGACCACGTTGCCCAGGCTACGGCGCCTGTGAGGATGGTGCCGAACACTGCCTGGAGCAGCCACATGGGGACCTTCTCGATGCTGCGCGACAGTGCGTTGTGGGTCATTTCTTCTCCATCGCCTGCTTGTTCGCCTCGATGCGGGCGCGGTTGGCCTCGACGTTCGGAGCGGGTGGTTTGTAGCCGGCCGCGCGTTCGCGCTTCATCTGCTGCTGAAGACGTTGCATCTCGGCGACGGCGTCCTTGAGGTTCTTCTTCGCGTCGAGCACTTGGTCCGGGGTCCCGTTCCGCATGCTCCAGCGCATCGACTTCTTCGCGTCCTGGATCGCCATCCGCGCCTTCTGGAGGTCGGCGTCGATGAGGGCAGGACCACGGTGCTTGGGCTTCGCGAAGCTGGCGCCGGACGCCTCGGTGAGGAACGTCTTTGCTCCCTCGCCTGGGCCGTACGTCTGGCCGCGCTCGATCGACTTCGTGATGATGCGCGAGGCGGGGACCGTCCGGTTGAGCATGTCCTCCGGGGTCATCTTCTTCCCGGTGAGTTCCGACTTCTGGGTCGCCAGTTCCTTCAGCATCGTCGGGAGCACGAGCATGTCGCCCAGGCTCTTCTGCATCTGGGCACCCGTGTCCTGAACGAACTTCACCGGGGTGTCGCGGCCCTGGACAACGCGACCCACGCGCTCCGGGAGGTTGGCGAGTCCAAGCATCTGGGTCACCTGCTCGGGTACGAAGTACTTGAAGCGGAGCACGACGGGGTTGCCATCCACGTCACGCTGCGGCTGGCCGGGGTCTTCCTGGCTGCCGAGGATGACGTGTGGCAGGTTGCGCTCCTCGGGTGCGAGCGCGTCCTCGACCTGCTTGTAGGCGTCGTTCTGCGTGTTCCACATCCACATGGCCGCCGGCACTGCCGACAGACCGAGTGCGATGCGGGCCTTGGGGCCGGCCGTCCGTGCACCCGCCATCTCCAAGAACCGGGCAGTGGCTAGACCCATGTACTGGATGAACGGGTCCATGACCTTGATGATCGGGAAGCTCGCTGCCCTCGGTGCGCCCGCTCCATAGCGGAACGTAATATCACGTCCGACTCGCCCAAACTGTGACCAGTCACCAGTGCGGTCAACAGCCTCCAGGCCAGCAGCAATCCGAGGAGCAACCTCAGTAGCGAGCCGGTCAGCTTCGAGCGTATGCTTCGTCTTGGTCCAGTAGTTGGCATGGTTGGTCTCCACCTGCGGATAGAGCCGCGCCAGATCGGGCGGCAGTTCGCGGGTGGTACCCGCCATCTGTTCGGCCACGGTGCCGGAGGTCATGCCCTGGCGGACGGCTTCGTCCCACAGGTCCACCTCTTTGCCGTGGAGCTTCACGCGGATGCGGCCCTTGCCGAAGGCGCCCTTGTAGGCTGCCTCCGTGCCCTTGCCCATCCACTTCAGGATACCGAGCGCGTGCGACTTGCCCTCGCCTGGGAATACCATGGCGGTTGCGAGGTCACCAACGCGGTTGACGTTCGTGTTCTTCGGGTTGTAGACGGTCAGGTTCTTCATGAGCCCGAGCGCCATGCGGTAGAGCTTGTTCTCTTCACCCTTGAGCCGGCGCGGATGGAAGTGGTCGATCGCGTCCGCGACCTCCGCCGGCATCACGTAGCCGTTCGTGTTCAGCTTGCCCTTGGGATCGAGAGCCGCGAGGGAGCCCCCGAGGAAGTGTCCCTCGGGCGACTTCAGGGTGGCGCCGAACCCGCCGGGCACGGGCCGCACGACGCGGACGTTCGACGGGAGGTTCTCGATGAGGTTGCCATCGGCATCGGTGAAGCGATCGGTCAGGTTGACCTTCGGGTCACTGAGCAGGTTGACGAACGCCTCGTGCTCGGACACCTTCGCGAGGTACTGGCGCCGGACGCCACGCAGAAGCTCGGGCAGGTCCGTCTCGCGGGGCGCCGACCCACCCTGGCGCTTCCGCTGCGCCGGGAGAATCGCGTCCTTGGCCGCCTGCTCGTCATCGCCCATGTACGAGGCGAGCGCCTCGGCGGTCGTGTTGAGCCGGCGGATCGGGGTGTAGTCGTTGAGGTAGCGGTCCTTCGCGATCCAGTTCCGGTCGGCCATGTCGTTGAACTGCTCGTCGAGGCCGCCACGGATGTTCTGGAGGGTGGCCTGGACTTCCGGGTCCGCGTCCACCTTCGCTTGCAGCTTGTTGAGCGCGTCACGCCACACGTCGATGTGGATGTCGCGGATGTGCTCCTTGCCGTACCGCTCGGCCTGTGCGACTTCGTCGGCCGTGGTGAGGTAGTCGCTGACCAGAGTGTTCTGGTTGACCGGGTCACGCTGGAGCGGCTTGTACCAGTCGGCCACGTCCAGGTCCGCCACGTTGTGCGCGGCCTGCGAGCCCGAGCGACCCTTGAACATGGTCTCTTCGGTAGCCTTAGAGACGCCCGGGTCGGGGCGGACGAACGACTCCGCCAGCCGACGCAGGCCCATGATCTTCTCGGTGGTGGTCTGAGGCGCCGTGTTCACCGTGGTTCGCACCGCCTTGCGGACGGGCTCCGGCCCCGGGAACTGGCCCCCCGGGCGCTCGACGACAAGTTCCCTCGGAGGGGTCTCGATCGCCGGCTTACGGAGCGCCTCGACGCCTTCCATCACGCCCTTGAAGATCGGTTCGAGATTCGCCATGGACTACCTCAGCTTGAAGGAGAGTTGATCGAGCAGCGCATTGGCGCGGCCGATCGCAGACTTGAACCACGCAGCGCGCTCCGGTCCCTTGCCGGGAGGGAGGAACTGCGGGCCATGCTTCTTGGGATCGTATCCGGTGGGGTGGCCGGTGACGTAGTTGCCGTCCGGGCCGATCTCACCGATCTCGAACTGGCGGTTCGCCTTCCCGATCGCGATCGCCTTCTCGCGTGCACCGGGGCCGTCCGGGATCACGACGTTGAGGTCGAGACTCCAGTTGCCATCGGGCAGCTTGAAGGTGCCGATGTTGAGATGGTTGTCGCCGAACGCCTGCACGGTCAGCAGCTTCTTGACCTGCGACTTGAACTTCGTGAGCGCGTTGGGGTAGAACTCCTTGTTCGGGACCTTGTCGTTGAGGAGCGTGACCACGTAGCCAGGGGTCTTGTCCGCAGTCCAGTCGCCGGGGTTGAAGGTGTAGCCACCCTCAGCGCGAGCGGAACGGAGCCCGTCGCTCATCGCGTTCAGGTCTTCGAGGCGCATCCGGTTGTGCTGCACCCACTGGTACGGAGTAAGCTCGCCGAACTCGGCCTTGATGAGGTGCTCCAGGGGACGAGCCGACCCGATCTTCGAGACCGCCCTGATGCCACCCGACTTCAGCCGCGCGTGGGCCTCGCTCACTCGGGCGCCCTCCCACACCGCAGCCTGGAACTGCCGGGGTGACATCTTGGCATCGCCCGCGAGGTTGCGGACGATCTGCTCGTAGAGCTTGTAGTCGTTCTCGCCGAGGGAGCCCTTCTTCATCGGGAGCCCGAGCGCGTGGATCATCCAGCGGTCGAGGACCACGGCCTCCTTGTCGCCCTTGAGGGCGCGGTAGAAGCTCGCGATCTTGTCGCCGCCGAACTCTTCGCCGCGTGCGGCTTGGTCCAGCATCATGACCATGTGCTGCCCGCGCATCCCGTCGAACGGGAGGCCCTGCTTCCACTGGCCGAACGCCTTGAGGGCGAGGTTGGCGCCAGCTTCGGTCGAGCTACCCGCGCTGGTGGCCGCGAGGAAGCGGAGGAACATGTCGGCGTCCTCACCGAACTCCTTCTGCACGTAGTCGTTGGTCTCTTCGTACCAGTCCATCCCGTGCGCCCCGGAGTCACGGAGCGATATGAGTTGCCCGAGGCGCCGTTTGGCGTTGCCCTCGGTCTTGAACATCTGGAGTAGGCGCTTGCTCGCGCGCTGAAAGATCGCTTCGGCGTGCGGGCGAACTTCCTCGCCCCACTTGTCGATCAGCCAGTTGGTGACGGCCGTCTTGGTGCGGAGCCCACGGCTGAACATCTCGGCGGCGGCGACGATCGACATGTCGGCGAGTTGCTGTGCACCACCCGTGAACGCTTCGCGGACGCCACCACTGAGCAGGCGCTTGCGTGCGGACTCGGCCTGCTTGTTGAGGAAGTCCTCCAGGCGGTTGCCCACGGCCCCGTTCGCCAGCGGTTTCCCGTTGGTCACGTTGCCGGCGGCGATCTGCGCCTGTTCGGGGGCGAGCCCCTTGGTGCGCTCTGCGAGGGCCGGGAGAGCCGGCTCACGCCGCATGAGGACGTTGCCCGCGACACTGGGCGCTCCCTCGATGGGCTCGAAGCCGTGCTTCGCGTACCACGCGGTCAGCTTCTCGATGGGCATCTTGCCACCCCGCGACATCAGGGGGCTGGCGTCCACGACCATCGGCAGACCACGCTCGTCCGCCATCGCGGTGATCTTCTCCATCGCGCGCTGGCCGGCGCCACGTTCGCCACCGACGTTGCGGATGTAGTTGAGTTCGAGCGCATCACCGGACGCGGCCGGGCTGACGCGGTACTCCACGTCGCCGATCGCGCGGGTGTCGGGCGTGCCGGTCGGCTTGCCCAGGTTTTGGATTTCCTTCGCTGCGGATGCGACCCGCTCGCCCGTGCTCGGCATCGAGACCGGGTTGGGTTCGAGTGGCATGTTGCGCTTGGCGTATCCTTCGCCAGGACCACGAGTGGCCCCGCGCTGCGCGGCTGCGAACGCTGCCTGCTCTTCGGGCGTGCCAGACCGGGCCACTGCCTGAGCGAGCGCGTGCTTCATGCCGGGCAACTTCGAGGGCGGCATCGGCTCGGGGCGGATTCCCTCGGTGGGAGGGACGCTTTCGAGGCGCGGTGCGATCTCGGGGGCCGCTGACGGCGCCCGCCCACCAGTCTCCACCGGGCCGAGGGGGGCGCTCATCGTCGGGCCGGGTAGACCCTCGGGTGGCGCTATTCCTTCGAGCGTGGGCGTGACGGGAGGCGGGGCCGACAGGGGCGCTGCCAACTCGGGTGACTGCGGGATGCCTTGCGGCGGGACGAACGCGGGAGGCCCGGGCTCGACCTGCATGTTGCCGACGACGTTCGGCTCGGGCGTGGGGACGCCGGGCTGGCCGCTGACCATGCCCTGCGGGGGCTCGGCGTTGGCCGGTAGTGGAGCCGAAGGCAGGTCCACCATGCGCCCCTGGAGCTTGCCGGCAGCGATCAGCTTCTCGTACAGCTTCGAGGCTGCCTTCATGCCGTCCTCGGTGGCGGCGACATCCTCGCCCCAGACGGCCTTGACGATGTTGTTCGCGAGCGCGAGGTCATCCCCCTGCGCGGCGATGCCCTCCTCGTGGAACTTCTCGGCCACGTCGGACGGGCGGAACTGTGAGGCGAACTTGGCGAGGTTGATGCGCTGTGCATCGTGCGCGAGCGCGTCCGCGTGCGCCTGCCGGAGCATGCTGCCCGTGGCCTTCGTCTCCTTCGCCACGCTGACAGCAGCGCCCGGAGTCGCGAGGGCTCCACTCAGGATCGCGCCAATGGCGGCACCACCCTTGAGCCCGTGCCAACCACCTTCGGTGATCGCCTTGAAGATGTCGTCGGCACCGAGACCTGCGGCCTTGGCGTCGAGTGCGCGCTGCGTAGCTTCCTGCGTTGCGCCGTAGGCACCACCGATCCGCGCGCCCGTGAGGACGTGGGGCACAACCTTACCGGCGATGGCGCGGGCTCCGCCGGCCAGTGTGCGGGCGCCGGCAGCAGCAGTCTTACCCCCGATCATCTCGCCGAGCTTCTCGAACTCCTTGCCGCCCATGCCCACGGTAGCGAGGTTCGCCACACCTGTGGCGGCCTGCTCACGGCCTTTCGCAGCGATGTCCTGGAGGTCAGCCGCAAGGGAGGTCTGCACGTCAGCGTAGCCACGGAGGACGTTCGCGATCTGCGCGGGGCTGTAGCCCTTCGCCTTCAGGACCGCGAGGTCCGGGGGCGGCATATCGTTCATCGTCTTGCCGATGGCTGCACTGCCAGCGTTGGTGCCGGCGAGAGTGGCTGCCGTGTTGACCGCCATGCCGATCTGGCCCGCGCCGGGCACCTTACCCATAACGGGTATGGCGGCGGCTGCGAACGGGGCGAGTTGCTCCCCGAGGTGCAGCGCGGCCCCGGGAATCTGGGGCGCGACGTTCTGCACCTTCTCGACGAGGGAACGCTCGGGCGCCGGCTTCGAGGGCTCGAAGCCCTGGCCGTACGCCTTGTCGATGCGGTCGTAGTACGACTGATCGTCGAGGCCCGAGCCGAACATCTTCCGGTGGGCCGTGATGACGGCAGCGTCGGACATCGTGTCGGGAATCTCCGGGTAGTCACGCCGCAGGTTGCCCACGACGTGCTTGGCGTACTCGGGTCCGTAGACGCTGTCCTGGTACTCCTTGAGGCGATCTTCGTACGACGACATGCTTCCTCCTTACTGCTTCGCGGCAGCCTCCCAGGCTGCACCTGATGGCCGGCCGTTCCCGGAAGACGCGGTCTCCTTGACCGGGCCAGCGTTGGGTGGGCGGGTACCAATCTCACGACTCTCGTAGAAGTCGTGGATTCGCATGATCTCCCGGCGGTGGAGTTCCTCCGCTTGGTCGATCACGTCTTGCTCGGGCCGCATCCCGGTGTTCGGGTCGGCGGCCACCGCCATGTTGAAGCGCCGTGCGGCAGCGGCATACTCCTCGTGCATCTGGGACTTGTCGCTCGGGGAGAGGTTCAGCTTGTCGGACGCGGACTTGGCGGCGGCGAGCCTACGCTCGGCGCGATCCATAGCGCCCTGCGCGTTGATGCGCGCAACGTTCGCACGACCGGTGTTCTGGGCCTCGATCTCTTCGAGCTTGTTCTTGTGCTCCCGCTCACCCTTCAGCCGCTCGGCGGTCAGGTCGTTGCGGGCCTTCACGTCGGCGAGTGCGAGCGCCTTGCGGAACTCGCCCTGCCCGAGTAGCTGCTGGAAGTGGCCCTCGATGGCGGCCTTCTTCATCTCCAGCGTCTTCTCGAAGTCCGACTGCTCCTGCGCGTGCACGCCCTTCGCGGTCTGGTCTTCCATCGCGAGGCCGACGTTCGGGGCGTACGGGTTGTTCGGGTTCTGGGTGCCCATCGCGATCGCGAGCTTCGAGAGCGGCGAGAGGTGGCGCTCCTGCGGAGCCTTCGCCATCTCGGCCTGGATGTCCGCGTAGTGCTTCTGGTAGTCCACGCCCGGGAGCGCCTTGTTGAAGTGCGCGTCGAGCGCGACGAAGGCGTCGTGAATCTGCTTCTTCTCCGCGTAGTCCGGGTCGTTCGGGTCCAGTTCGGGAAGCTGGAAGCCGGGTGACGCGGGCGCAGGCGCAGCCGCAGGGGCCGCAGCGGGTGCCGGGGTTCCCTCGACGGGTTGCGCGACCGCTGCCTGCATTGGCGAGGCCACGAGCTTCCCGGCCGACTTGGCCTGGGCGTTGCGCTTGATGACGTTCAGGAAGGCCATGTTATCTCCGGGTGAGTCCCGCACTGCGGGAGTTGGTGAGCGCCGTCATGAAGCGCGGGCGCTTGTAGCCGGTCTGGAACTCGTTGAGTGCAACGCCGGCCGCCGGCTGGAGGACGGGCTGCTGCACGAGCGCGGTGCCGGCCGGGCCGACCGTGGGGACGTTGGCCGAGGTGCTGATGCCGGGCGTCGGGTTCGGCGCTGGACCTGCGGCGGGGAGCGTGGCGGCCGTCTGGCCCGCTGCGGCTCCGATGCGCTGCATCAGGTTCGTGTCGCCGTTCTGCTGCGCCTGCTGCATGAGCGCGGCCTGCATCCGTGCGGCGGCCATGTCGGCCGCGATCGGCATCGCCGACTGCGTGATGCCCGCGCGCGTCTGCCGTTCGAGCCCCGCCTGCGCGGCAGCACCCGAGGAGGTGGCGAAGTCGCTCGCGGCGGACTGTCCGCCCGTGTCGGGGCTGAGGCCCTCCGCTGCCGCCTTCGCGTTCATCTCGTTCTGGAACGTCTGGCCCTGCTCGGCCGCCTGCGCCATGAGTTGCTGGCCGTACGGCGAGTTGAGGATGTACTGCGCCAGTTCGGTCGTGTCCTTGCCCACGGCGTTGGGGCCGTAGAGTTGGCGGAGCGTCTCGGCATCCATGTACTTCTTCTTCTTGCCGAAGATGCCACCGAGGGCGCTGAGGCCCTGGAGGACGTACGGAACTGACTTGAGCAACAGGGGTGCCATGGTTACCTCTTAGAACTCGATCCACTCCACGTAGACGCTAGCCTTACGGCCGGAGTCCAGTGCAGCACTGCCGAGGTCAACTGCGAGTCCTTCGGATGTACCGCGAAGGGTGATCGCTTGGGTGATGAGATCGTTCCACGAGTTGAAGACTGTCAGCCCGGGCGAATCGTGCGAGCTTGGGGGCGTGCTGCCGGCGACAAGAACTGAGGTGATGTTGATCTCGTCGATGCTGCCAACCACCGTGCCACCGCCGCTCGGGTCTGCGGTCCAGTTGAGCGGGGTCGCTGTTGCCGTCGCATTGTTGGTGTCGTGCTTGACGGGGGTCATCGCGGCACTCGTCCCACCCGTGAGGGCACTGGAGAGCCGGAGAATCTTGGCGGTGCGGATCGCCTGTGCGGTCTCATAGATGATGACGCGAAGGCGGGTGATCTTGACCACCTTGCTGGCCGAGCCGAAGATCGAGAAGATCGTGGTCGGGGTCGCGTCGAGTGCAAACTCGGTGATCGCCGCCGAGTACGACGGCATCACGGTAGGCGGGAAGTAGGACATCAGATGATCCCCCAGTTGGCGCCGTCCGAGATGACCTCGATGGCCGTGTACCGCGTAGTGATGACTTGCGTCAAGGAACCGTCGATCGTCTGCGACGAGGTCGTGTCGATCGTCAGTGCGTTCGCGGTGCTGTCGATCTTCTTGATCGTGTACCGCTTACCCGTGTTGCCCACGGCCGTGAGGAGCGTGATGGTCACCGCCCCGCCCGTGCAGTCCACGAAGATGACTTGGTCGGTGATGACGACGCCGTAGTTTGCACTCTTGGAGACGAACGGGCTGGACACCGGCATCGTCTGGTTGGCGGTCCAGGTGTTGGCGGTGCCATAGATGTTCGCGTTGCCCGTGCCCCCACGCCCGACTGCGAGCGTGCCAGCCCACCCGAGGGTGAGACCAGCCGCGTTGAGTAGTGCGGTGGTCGGGCTGCCGGTGAGTGTCAGCGTGACGTTCGTGTCGTCGCTCTTCGTGAGCGCGGCCGGTGAGGTCCACGCGCCGAGGCCCCCCGAACTGGAGCAGCGCAGCCACTTGCCAACGCCCGCCCCCGTGACGAGGGTGATCTCCGGCATATGGAAGCTGCCGGCGTTGTCCACGTAGGAGAGGAGCGTCGGGGTCGGGTCGTACCAGCGGGTGATGTCCCCGGCGAGCGCGACGATCGCGACGTACGAGACGCAGACGTAGATGCCCGTGGTACCCAGAGCCGCGCTACCCGCGAGGGAGAAGCCGTTCGGAGTATCGGTGATGCCGCTCGGCGTGCCGGAGCAGGTTACCGTGGCCGTGTACGTCGTTGGGGTCGTTGGCAACCCGTTGAGGTCGATGTTGGCGGAAAACCAGACGAGGCCGCTGCTATCGACGAGGCCGACCACGAGGCCACCGTCGTCGGGTGAGGCGCCGAGGGCGAACATCGAGATCGTAACCGTGTAGGTTACACCGGGAACGATCGTGTCGCTGGCGCCGAGGCGCTCGGGGTTGAGTCCGTTCTCGGTGCCGCTTGCCCCGCCGCCGTTGTGCGCGACCCACGAGGTGGTGCCATCGTTTGAGGCGAGCGCGGTGTAGTGCGCGCCCGCGACGGGCGTACCCGCACCCGTGTAGTAGTGGGTCTCGTCCGGCGCCCAACCACCCGAGCCGGAGTCGTTGTAGCCCCCGGTGCGGTCGGAACTGGGAACGATCGTACTGGTCGATGCGACCGCGTTCACGATGTGGAGCGTGACTGCTGGTGTCGTGGTGTTGATGCCCAGGAACTTCTGCGTCTCGTCCAGCGTTACCCGAGCGTTCGGCCAGCCCAGGTAGATGTAGCCCTTCGAGACCGAGGCAGTGGAACTGAGGTACAGCGTGCCGTTGGGCTCGGTCGCCCCTCGGCCGATCTGACCCCCCGGGCGTCCTGCCAGGAGGAAGAAGCCGGACGTGTCGAGCAGGGGGCCGCCTGATCCGTCAGGCGATTCCCCCCTACCAACAGCGTCGAGGTTGACCGTGTTCTGCGAGACCCGCACGTCCAGATGGCGCAGGATTTCGTACAGCCATCGGGGTGCTTCCTTGTCCGGGACGATCGGCATGGTCTACCTCACGCAGTGGAACGGTTCGTGTCCGGGCCGCCGTCCGTGACGACGAAGGACAACTGATGCAGGCGCATGTTCGTATCCAGGTCTGCGGAGGTCGCCGTGTCGTGGTTCGAGTCGAACGTGAGCGGGACCTTCTCGATCTGTATCTCGAAACCGCGCTGGATGTTGGCGTTGTACAAGCTGACCAAGTCGCCCACGAGGGTGGAGATGTACGCCGTCTTCATCCCTCCGACAACCGCACCGATCCCGTTGCCCCTGATCGTGACGCCGAGAGTCCCGGTGTCGAAGGTCAGGGTTGCGGTGCCACTCGCGTTGGCCGCCCGCGAGAGGACGATGGTGCTGCTGTTGGTCTTGGAGAGGACGATGGTGCCACCGTCGATCCCATTCCCCAGGACGCGCATCCCCGGCAGAACAGAGCCGAAGGCTGCGGACGAGGTGACCGTGGTGCTGTTGATCGTCGTGGTGCTCGACGCCGTGACCGAGTTCGACCCGTACGACGAGAAGAGGAGGTGTATCTTGTCCTCGAACCCGTCGCGGTCCAGCCCGGCCGGGTAGAACCGGCGCGTGCGAATGAGCGGGAGGATCGGTGCAGCGACCAGAGCGTTGGACGAGTTGTGGACCGTGTAGCCGCTGGCCTGCGCGGTGCCGGAGTCCTCGGTGTAGATGAGGCCCGTGGTCTCGTGACCGGTCAGGATGCGGGGCGAGCCGTTGATGATAGCCTCGCACGATGCGCGTGCGGAGACCGAGATCGGCCCCGTGCACGGGAGCAGCATGCCCTCCTTCACCTTGTCCACAGCGTAGCTGAACACCAGCGCCCGCGTGTTACGGCCGTGGCTTGCACCTGCCGGGCAGTAGTAGAGGATGAGCCACTTCTCGCGCGCGTACACGCGGAAGACGCACGAAGAGAGGAAGGCGACGTTGACCGTGTTCTGCCAGTCGAGGTCGATGTTGAGCGGGCGAATCCAGATGCCGTTCGTCAGGTAGACGCCGGAGTTGGAAGCGTACGCGAGCATCGAGCCCTGGCCGGGCATGTCGAACTTCACCGCCGCGAGCGGGCCAGGGATGCCGTGATCGACGGTGAGTGGCTCGTGCGCGAGCCCATCCTCAAGGTCGGTATTGGTCTCCCTCGGGAGGAAGTTGATCCGCTCGATGCTGTTCTCCAGGCCGCAGACGAGAATCTGCCCGAGCGTGGTCAACAGCGTGACCTTGTCCCGACGCTGGCCGGAGTTGAGCCGGAGCACGTAGGGGCGCGGGAAGTACTCGGGGAAGCCGGGCAGCGAGTAGCGGATGGCGGTGTCGTCACTCAGGTCGTTGGTAACGTACATCCCCATGTTGAAGGTGGCGGTGCTGCAACTGGGTGGGACGAGGCACGCCGGCTCGGCCTGACTGATGCCGATCTGGTCGCGGTAGACGACGCAGCGGTACGGCTTGCCGTTGAGGTCGATCGTCATCGACTCACCGAAGATGACGAGGCGGACGGCGTCGATCCATGCCGTCATGTCCGCATCGTTGGCGCCCACGCCGATCACGATGCCGAAGCTGCCGAGGGTGGAGAAGGCTCCCCAGGTGACGCCCCAGGTCTCGCCGGACCCGCCGAGGACGTACGCCTCGATGCCCCCGTTGTGGAAGAGGAGCGATCGGACGATGCCGTCCTTGCCAGTGCCGTTGGTCGGGTAGACGAACACGTCAGCGTGCTGCTGGTTGTCACCGGTCGAGTTCGCACGCCCGAAGACCTGGATCGCGATTCCGGTGACGTTCCGGTTCGCGTTGGGGCCGGTTGCGTCGATCGAGAAGGAGAGCTTCGAGACCGGGTGCACTGCACCGAAGGAGGAGACGCTGCTGTTCGAGACGCCCTTGGCGAAGCCGGCGCCCGTGAACACGTTCCCGTTCGGGGCTCCGAGCATGGACGAGGAACTGGTCCAGTCCGGGTTGCTCCCGTTCAGGGCGGCGACCGACGAGGCGTAGAGCGCCTGGGTCGTGCCGGTGGTCTCGTAGATTTCGATGCTGCCCGGGTCGTTGTGCGTGTTGCTGCCGGCCGCGAGCGTCTTGATCGCCATCTTGGCGACCCGGCGGAACGTAGCTAGCGAGGGCCGGCCCGAGGCGTCGTCCGTCTTCTCGGGCGACATGTAGATGCCCCAGTGGGTGGCGATGCGGCCGTCGAGCCCGACGTTCTTCACGGCGGGGAGCACGACGCGCACGCCGGTCAGGAGGTTCGGGATGCTCACAGCGACCGGCTCGCCTACGAGGTTGGTGCCGGGGCTGATCGCGAGGTAGGCTGACTCGATCTCGGAGCCTGGGTCGTCGCGAAGGTTGCCGTCCTTCCCCATGACCTGCGGGATGTAGATTTCCGTGGCGAGGAACCAGAAGTAGCCGGTGCCAAGCGAGGTGCGCCAAGCGTACACGTCGGTCGAGGTGCCGATCACGCCGGAGATCGCGTGGACCTCGATGGGCGTGGTGACCGCTTCGAGCCCGATCGGGCGGTGCGAGAGGACGGGGTTCGAGGCGAACTCGGTCGGGGTCAGCCACTCGATCTTGCGCGGCTGCGAGTAACCGAACTGCGCGAAGTAGGCCGCGCCGAACTGGTGCACGTCGAGGATGTTGTTGCGGGCGGTGACACCGTCCTGGACGAGCGTCTGCGCAACACCGTACGAGAAGGCGACCGTGATCGAGGCGGACGTGCCGAAGGTCGCGGAGACCGAGGTACCGTCGCGCTGCTTCACGATGACGGCCGGGTAGTAGCCGTTGACCGGCGTGCCCGTGACCGCCGAGACCATAACGGCCCCGATGTTCGTGTTGTTCAGGGTCGCCGTGTAGATGCGGGCGCCCACGATCTGCGGGAGGAACGGGGTGCCAGAGTCGGCGGTCAGGACCGTGTGGGTGCTGACGATCGAGGCCGTGACGACGACGGCAGCCGGGCCACCGATCTCGGTCGAGGTCTGCGGAGCCACGTTGTTCGCGTCTTCCACCGGCATCGACCAGAGGGTCGAGCTTGCGTAGGCCACGACCTTCGGGGTGAACTTCCGCTCGAAGGGCAGGTACGCCAGACCCAGGACCGGGCTACCCGAGACGGCAGTGCCGTACTGGGTGCGGCCCGGCGCTCGCCACACGGCCGGGTCTTTTTCTCTGTACACGCAGTCGTCGGTGCGCTGGAGTTCGCCCGCCTGGAGGAGAGCCGGGTGACGAGCGGTGACGAGGCCACCGTTGAAGAGTTCGAGAATCTGGGTGGACATGAGTACCTCTTAGCTGCGGAAGGGATCGAACTCGCCGTTGCGCCAGAGCGGCGGCTGCATCGGCCACATCTCGTACTGGGACTTGATGCACTCCTCGGCGTCGGACTCGCTGTTCGGCTGGTCGTCGTTCTGCTCGGCCTGCTTCATCGAGTCGAGGACGCTGGAGCGGTAGCCCGCCGGGTCGTCCTGCGCCCGCTTCGCTTCGAGGAGCAGCGAGCGGCAGTAGTCGAGGAACTTGTACAGGACCTCGTCCGGCATGTCGATGTTGGTGCCATCCACCGTGAACCGGCGGAAGTACCGGAGGCGGAGCGTGTCGTTCTGCGCCGGCACCTTGTCGAACTTCAGGCGGGTGTCACCGAAGTTCTGGGTGAGCGGCGAGTACGGGTTGTAGGTCGTGAACTCGCTCGGCGTACCCTGGAGCGTGTCATCGGGCTGGAGCCGGTCCCAGTACTCGGGGGTGCGCCACGCCATCGTCACCGGGTTGGTGAGCAGGCGGGCGGTAGCCGAGGCGTTGTAGTCGTTCGGGAGCGCGTAGTCGTTCGAGCCAGCGATCACGGGGATGTCGGCGCTGAACGTCAAGGTCGCGCTGGAGTTGGTCGTGCCACCGAAGGCGTTCGAGAGCGTGATCGCGGTGACCACGCCACTCGTGTTCCGGGTGACCGAGGAGACCGTGGTGTCGGCCGCCAGGGTCGCCGTGCCGGTGGAGATCGTGACCGTCTGGCCCACGTTCACGAAGTCGAACGCGCCAGTCGAGGGAGCAGTGACCGAGGCGCTGGCCCCGGTCGCCGTGATCCCCGACACGGCCGTCGCGATGCTCGTGTCCTTGAGCAGGAAGCGCCAGAACCGCTGCGCCTGCCAGTCCTGGTACCCTCGCAGGATCGCCTCGGCGGCCATGTCGATGACCTCCTGGTTCTGCGCGCCACCCAGGACACGGGCGACGTAGATTTTGGCGTTGACGAGGGTCATGCTCATGGGCTACCTCTTGATGGGCGAAGCGATCTTCTTGATCTCCTCGATCGTCGCCTTCTTGATGACGGGGTTGCCGAGTTCACGGCGCTGACGCGCGCGGACCTCGACGTAGAAGTCGAAGAGCCCCGGGATGGTCGCCTTCGGCGTCCGGTTCTCCATGACCCAGGTCTTTGCTCCCTCGGCGAGTTTCTTGCGCAGAGGGGCGTTCTCGATGAGGATGCCGAGCTTCTCGGCGAACTCCTCGGGGGTGCTGAAGGTGAGGCCCGTCTCGCCATCCACGATCTCGGCGTAGGGCGCCGACTTCGAGGCGAGCGTGACTTCGGGCTCCTCCCACAACACTGACTCGTACCACTTGATCCCGGACTTGCAGGCCGAGAAGACGTTGTTCACGAGCGGGCACAGGTTGATGTCGATGTTCAGGAGGCCGCGCTTCAGCTTGTAGGCGTCGTACTTGACCCACGGGTGGTGCTCGACCATGTCGTCGGGGATGTTCTCATGAATCCAGTTGAACCACTCGCCGAAGATGACCCAGGTGATCTGGTCCCGGTACTTCTCCGAGAGCGCCTTGAGCGCGTGGCGGAGCGGGTACCAGTCGATCCAGTGGGACATGCCACCCTGCCAAAGGATGCGGACCTTCTTGTCCGTGCGGACGGCGCGAATCTTCTCGTAGTGCTCGGGGACGATCGTGTTCGGGAACACGTACACGTCCTTCACGCCGATCACGCTCTTCATGTAGCGCGCGAGCGTGGGCGAGGCGACGGTGACGCCGTGGCAGGTGCGGATGATCTCGTGCCGGACCTTCATCTGGTGGAGGTTGCGGGCCACGTCGAAGGTGATCTCGCCGTACTTGGTCACGCCATCGCGCCAGCCGGCGATTCCCTTGCCGGTCGAGTCCGTGATGTCCAGGCCCTCGCCGGGCTCCAGGAGCCGGGCATCGGGGTAGCCGCGCACGCCCATGTGGGCGAACGAGGTGTTGAACGGGTGCACGAAGTCGTTGTTGTCGTCGATGTCGTAGATCAGGGCGGGCGGGTAGACTTCCTGCCCGTTGCGGATGCCGGGAGGCATCTTGCGGAGCCGGCGCATCTGGCGCAGGGGAGCCTCGCCGCCGATCGCGTAGTGGTGTGCGATGTCGGAGTAGGAGCGCGCGATCGCGCTGGTCTCAGAACCGTCGCCCTTGTCCTCGAAGATGTTGGCGAAGTTCATCTTGTCGAGCGACAGCATCGGCACTTCGATGCGGTAGTAGGAGCAGGCGCTCCGCTCGGCGAAGTTGGTGGTCCAAACGTAGAAGTCAGCCACGGTGTGGCTCCTTTCAGTGGAGTTGTATCTTGCCGCGCATGTCGCACGGGATGCCCTGAGCTTCCAGGTACGAGATGATGGCGAAGAAGAAGTCCTTGTTCAGTTTGAGGCAGCCGAGCTTGTGGTCGGTCTTGTACAGGAGGCCGTCGTCCATGAGGGCGCCCGTGTCGTCGGTCTTGGCAAACATCGCGAGGATCATCAGCCAGACTTCGTTGTCGATGTTCGCGACGTGCTGGAACGTCCGCGTGGGATCGAACCCATTCTTGCGGCAGTACGCCCCGAGGGCGCTCATCGAGTCTTCCATGTTGCGGAACTCGACGCGGTTCTCGGCAGCCACGCGCAACTTCGGCAACGCCTCCTGGGCGGTCTTGACGACTTCGCCCAAGAGGTTCAGTTGCCCCTTGTTCGCCGCCTTGATGCGGTTGATCTTGATGTCAGCGGACATGGTTTCCTTTCTGTGGGCTAGCCCTTCTGACCAGCACCACGGTGACCCTTGCGGCCGACTCCGGCCACCTTGGTCAGGTTCGGATTCGCAGCCTTCGCCTTCGCGGAGGCATGCTGTGCAGCAGAAGCGATCGCCGCTGCCGGGTTACGAGCACCGCTCGCAGCCTCGGCCGCCGCAAAGCCCATGCCCTTGTGCTCGGCAGGGCGTGACGCGGGGTTGTGACGCTTGCTCATGGTTACTTCTCCGACTTCATCGCGCGGTGAAGCCTCTCGATGTGAGCGCGGGCTGCCTTGGCGTCTTCATCCTCGGCCGGAACCATCGACTTGGGTAGGAGCTTGTCGCCCCGTCCGCCGATGGGCTTCCGAATCTTGCTGCCGAGGGTGTAGAGCGCGTCGTGCATCTCGCTCATCATCTTCTCGTGCTTGTCCTCGTCCATCGGCATGCCGATGTCACGGGCAACAGTGGGATTGGAACGCTTCGCCATGTTACATCTCTCCTGCGTACCCGCCGACGCGAATCTTGGGGGCGGGCCGCTTGTTGGCCTTGGCCGCCCGTCGAACCGCTTCGAGGGAAGAGTCGGAGTAACCCTTGTCCTTGACGTAGGCGTTCGCCGCGTCATCGGCAATCTTGGCGTTCTCCTTGTCCTCGCGAGCGGCTGCGGGGTTCCCTCGCTTGCTGGCTGCCATGACTAGCAGCCGGGCATCGCCGGCCAGGGATTCGCGCCACCCGACTTGTCCGGGTTGCGTCCATCCACGCCGTTGGCGAATGAGGGGGTGGGTACATCCTTCTGGTCGCCGTCGTTGGGAGAGAAGCTCTGGGTGCCGGCAACCGCGCCGTGTCCGGGCATCTCTTCCGCCTGCGCCATCGCCTTCATGTTGACACCGATCGGGTTCGGCAGGTTGTCGATGCCGTCGATCGGGCCGGGCGCCGGGGCGACCTTGCTCATCGTGGGATTCTTCCGCATGGGTACCTCTGAAGACCAGAGTGGGGAGGTCCACCGAAGTGGACCCCCCGCCCAGGTTAGTCGTACTACGTGACGCTCGACTTGTTGTTGACGTACTTGATGATGCCGTCGGCCTTCTCCGCGAGAACTTCCAGAGTGACCTCGCCCACCACCAGTCCGGCAACGGAGTCGCCGCGCTTGCCGACCAGTTCGTGCTGAACCGGACGCAGCCACGCGAGACGGTTGATCGCGCGCGACAGGAAGAACATCTGACCACCGGTCGCGGTCGCCGAGGCGGTCGCGGTCACGGTGTTGGTGCTCTCCGGCACCCAACGGTCGAGGACGATCTGGATCAGACCGAAGTCCGAGTCGTAGAAGTCGATCGCACCGATGAGCTTCTTGTCCACCGCCGCGATGTTCTTGGCGTAGACGTTACCAGCCGCAGCGCCGGGGACGGCGAACGCGCTGATCTGACGCTTGACCTTCGGCGACACATAGACCTGCTCGGGATTGCCACCCGCCGAGTAGATCGTGTTCAGCATGTCGTTGAAGTCGCCGACGCTCAACTGGCCGTCGTGCGTGGAGTCGCCCGCCGTGCCGGCGTTGTTGCCAGCCGCAGCGGTATTCGTGGTCACGAACGCCTGGAGGCCCTTCATGACGCGCGCGGTGCCGGAAGCACCGGTAGCGGTCGTGAGTGCACCGAAGACGCAACGCTCCAGCTTGATCGCCAGTTCCTTCGTGGCCTTCTGGACCTCGTAGGCGTACTGGTCGGCGAAGCCGGCGGTGTCCACCGCACGCTGCGACATCGAGAGACCAACGTCCTTGCGGAGGATCATGGTCACGTTGAAGATGCGCGACGGGGCGGTCGTGGTGTCCAGCGACCAGTCGGCGCCTTCCACGGCACCGGACAGGTCCGGCGTGGAGAGCGTATCGACCAACCACTGGTGGTAGATGTGGCGGCAGCCGACCTTCGGAGCCTGCGACACGAACGGCGTGTCATACGGAGAGATATTGGTAATCTGCTCCAGCAGGTCTTCCTTGGCGACTCCCGACTTCAGGTCCGAGCCGTCGAAGGCGTAGGAACCGAAGTTGAAGGTAGTCATGGTGAGTACCTCGCCCCTTCAGGGGCGTTGTGGGTTGTAGACGTGTCCTTTCTGGGGTCCTACTGGACCCCGAAGATGGACGGATCGAGGGTGCGGCCGATGACCAGATGACGGAAGCGCATCGCAGCCGGGGAACCCGGTGCATCGCCTTCCATCCGCATCTGAGCCTGCAACGCCGCGATCTCGGAGGGTGAAGCTCCGGCCGCGTCGGTGCGCTCGTGGATGCCCTGACCACCAGCCGAGCCGTGGATGACGCCCGCGTCGATGCGGGCCTTCTCCACAAGCTCTTGACGAACTTGCCCCTTGGCCGCCAGATCGGCCTCCTTCAACTGCGCCTGCGCGACTTCCTTCACGGCAGCGCCGGTGCTAACGGCGCGCTCGTAGGACTCCCAGGCGAGTTCGGAGGCTTCGATGAGGTTCCCCTGCGCCACGAGGGCGCTGACCGCTTTCTGGAGCAGTGGGTTGGACTGGATGTGCAGTCCAATCTCGTCGGAGTGCTTCAGCGACTCGGGGTGGTTGGCCTCCATGTAGGAGTCCACCGCGAGCCACTTGTTGCGCTCCGCCTTCTCGGCGCTCTCGCGCTCGAAGAGGTTCTCCTGCACTCTTACGTCGGCCGCATGCTCCGCCACTTCGCGTGTGATGGAGTTGACTTTCCGAAGAGTCTCCGCATCGACAACGTCACCGTTGGCTTCCACGTTCGACAGCACCTCGTCGAGACGGGTCTGCGCCTGCTTGAGGGCCGCTCGCGAAGCGGTCAACGTGGCAGGCGGAGCAGCGGGAGCCGCCGCCGGGGAGGCGACGGGCTGAGGGCGAGCTTGGACGCTCTCGGAGCCGATGGTTTCGAGACGTTTGATCGCCTCGTCCCGCTCCTTGAACGACTGCTTCGCCATGGTTGCGAGGTGGCCCATCCCCTGAAACGCAGCGGCAACCGTCTTGTACTTCCCGGCGATGAGGCCGTTGCTGTCACGCAACGACTCCAGGTCGGCGACGAGTTGCTCGTACGACGGGGCGTCCGCCTTGGCCGGGGCGACGGCTGCGGGCGCGGGACTCGCGGCACCGGGGGCGGGTGGTCCGCCAGCGGGCGCGGCCTGCGCGGCAGGTGCCGGGGCCGGTGCTCCCTCGGTCGAAGCGGGTTGTCCGCTGTAGTCCGGGGGCGGTGGCGTACCATGAGTCCAACCGATTTTCGTCATCGGTTCGATCACTTCTTTCGCCACCAGTGTTCTGGCGAGCAGAGCGGTTAGCTCTTGCTCGGCCTTGTTCTTGCCCATACTCATGTTCTCTCCTTTGCCGAGGTCGTCTCGGGCTTGGATCGAAGATACCGGGCAGCACGATCCAGTAGATTAGGATCGTCGTGGAAGCACCCGAGTGCGTTGTTGCACCGGGTGCAGAGTAGACCACGAACGTGCCCGGTAGAGTGGTCGTGGTCAACAGCAAGTCGCCGGCTAGCCGGCTCAACTCCGCCACAGAGGGCACAACAGTTACCCTGTTGACGGAGCCGTTGTTCGTATTCTTCGATACTCATACCGAAGTTTCGCCGGAGCAGAAATCTTCGGGACAGGAGCTTGACCCGGCATTTCTCCGAGCAACTCCTTTGATGTGATCGGTACGGGCTGAACTGGTGCCCACATTCCCGACACTGTCGCATGTTACTTTCTCCTCTTTCTGGTACCTTCGAGGGGATTACGCCGATCACCGCCACTGACATAGTGGCCGCCGTGTTCGGCTTCGTTCTGCTTCTCCGAGATTTCGATCGCGACCGCTTGCTTCGGGTTGGTCACGACCGGGCCGTGTGGGCCGCCACTGTGCAGCTTACCCTTCTTGAACTTCTTGAAGACCTCGCTGGCAGGCATGGGTTACTCGGACGAAATGAGGTTGGGGTTGCGGGCCTTGATGCGCTGCGCGGTCGCGCGACGGCGCTTCGCGAGGGCATCGAGGTCGGACTTGACGCCGGAGGTGCCCGCCATGCCGGCCATCGCTTCGGTGGAAGCGGCAGCACGTTCGGCGAGGGCGACAGCCGGGTTGGGACGTTTGGTGACGCTCATCAGAAGTCCTCCGCAGGGTCATAAGCTGCGGGTTCGGCGCGCTGATCGAGGCCCACGACGGGCTTCATGTCACCGCGCTGACGGCGAATCTCGTAGAGCATGTCGCTGGTCATGTTCTCCATGGCGCCATGCATCCGCTCCATCCGCGTCTCGGATATGATCTGGTCGAAGAACTTCATCAGCCCTTCGCCGAAGACGATCCCACCCGCGAGGAACTCGTCCGGGAACTCGTCCTTCCGCGCTTGCGAACGGTCGAGCCACAGCCGGTTCAACTGGGCCAGGATGCCCATCATGTACGGCCTGAACTGGTCCCCGTACGCTGGCGAGTTGAGCACGAACTCGATGTTGCCGAGTTGCTGCTCGTCCAGCTTCCTGATGTCGAAGAACTTACTGAAGCTCGACGCAACAGTTGGGTCCATGGGGTACCGCCTTTCTTACGCTGCCGCGAGGCGGCTCTGGAGGTCGGGCGGAGCCATGAGTGACTGGGCGCTGCCCTGCGAGCCCGGAAGGCCCGACAGGACGCTGGCACCGCCGTTGACGATCTGACCAGAGGTCGGGATGCCGGCCAGCCCTCGGCCCTGCATCATCTGCTGAAGCTCCGGCGACTGCATGAACTGCTGGAGCATCGGGTTGGTCGTGAAGATTTCGTTGATGTTGGGGACCTCGAACACGCGGAACATGCCACGGAAGAAGTTCACCGCGTTGATCTGGCCCATGAGCGACTGCCCGAGGGGCGACGAGAGGGCCTGGAGCAGCGACAGAAGGTTCTGCTGCTGCATCTGCTTGCTGAGGCCCATCGAGGCACCGAGCGCCCGGGCCACGTAACTCGGGTGCATGTCGGCCGCGCTGAGGATTTCGCGCGAGGAGGGGATCGGCTGGTTCGTGACCGGGTCGATCGTCGCACCGTCGCCGAGGATCATCACCTCGACAGGCGGCGTGAGGAACTGCTTCGACAGGGCCGAGAACATGTTGCCGATCGCTTCGAGGAAGTTCTCCTCGTAGAGGCGGGACTCCAGCATCAGGCGCGTCCCGGCTGCCTCGCGGCGGCCGATGAACTCGCGGGCCGTCTGGCGGCTGTCGCCACCGAGGCCCTGCACGGCGTCGTCCACGATGCCGGTGCCCATCTGGAGGAAGTCTCGAATCTGCGCGATCTTGTTGTCGGCGATCGTGAGGCCGGCCATGATCGGCTGCATCGGCGCGATCACGTTGTTGGGGTTCCCGTTCACACCGACGAGTCGGCCCGGGCGCGCGTAGAAGTTGCGCGACACGAGACCGCTTCCACGGTCGTAGAACCACATCGGGTCGATCATCAGGTCAGCCGCATCGAGCGACTGGTTGATGTACCGGTTGCCGACGATCTGGAGCTTCTCGACGACTTCGGCCTTGCCGGGAGCGTAGAAGTAGTGCGGGTCCGGGGTTGGCGAGAAGGCGACGAAGGGGAGCATCCCGTGGTTGTACGGGTTCGGCTTGTTCCGCATCAGGTAGCGGCGGTTCGCGACGGTGACGACGCGCTGGAGCACGCCATCGGGCGAAAGCTCCGAGGGAACATCACCCCAGAACTCCAGCATCTCGATGGGCCGCGAGTACTTGTTCATGAAGCGCGCGGTCTCGTCGTCCATCCCGGTGCGGGCCTGGAAGCGACGGACGCTCATCATGAGTTCGCCGGTCGTGGCGCCGACCGAGCCGTCCCGTTCGAGGCGGGCGAGTTCGGCCTTGTCGAAGGAGCCGATCGAGACGAGGTAGCGGAGATCGTCGAGGTCGAGGAAGTACCGGCGCACGACCCACTTCATGTCGCGGAGGCGAGCCACGCAGGGCTGCGGCAGGAAGTCGAGAAGGTCGAGTAGGATCGTCTCGGGACCGTCGAAGGAGACCACGTTGGCCTTCTTCAGGTAGCGGACCATCTCGCCGGAGATGGGCATCCTGTCGATCTGTTCGAGGATGCGCATCTTCTCGACGCGCTTCCAGCCCACCTGCATCACGGCCACGCCGTAGAGGTCGGCCATGAGGAGGGCGTCCACCTGCTTCGAGAAGGCGTTGTCGTCCTTCCACTGGGCCGCGTTGAGGGCTTCCTGCTTGCGCGCGATCGCCGCGTCCTCGGGACCGTAGCCCATGAAGTTGAGGATCGGGTAGGTCGAGAGCGAGGAGGCTGCCTTGCGGGCCGCGTCCGCCCAACAGGCGGAGAAGATCAGGGGGATGTGGACGTTGTTCTTGTGCGGGTGGAAGCGCCCGTTCCAGGTGCCGCGCCACAGGTCATAGAGACGGGGCCACTTCTGCCGGATACCAGAGAACTGGCGTTCGGAGTAGGCCGCACACTCGACGACCATGTTGCACATCTGCTCGCGGTATGCGTAGCCAGCGGCAGCACGCTCGATTACCATGGAGATCATGAGAGACCCTCGATCGGGAGCGAGATGAACTGCCCCCGCAAACCGATTAGACCGCCATCGGCGATCAGCTTGTTGTACAGATCGTGCGTGAGGTGAACATCGTCCGCGCAGTAGTTCATGAGCCGACCCCAGTGTCCCTTGCGGGCAAGCTCCTTGGCGTTGTCGCCGTGGTCGATCTTGCCGCGCCCGAGGTTCTTCTTGGAGATCGTGTCGAGGGTGAAGTCACCCTTCTGGCCGGTGATCCCTCGGCGGGCGTACTCTTGGACGAGTAGTCGGTAGATGTCGATGTGCCTGCGGATGCGGAGCCGGCGGTGAGTCAGGCCCTCGATGCAGGGGAGGTCGAATCGTTCCGAGTTGTAGCCGACGACGATGTCAGCGGCTTCGAGGTGCCGGGCGGCGTTCTCGATCGTGTGGTCGTCGTACAGGTAGAGCCACATGTCCCGGGTGTCGTAGAGGGCGATCGCGGAGGCGCCCCCCTTACCGCTGCGGAGGTCCTCCCAACCAGCCTCTTCGTCGTCCGGTCGCAGGTCCTTGGCCCAGAGACGAGTCTCCAGGTCGAAGAAGATGATGCGCGGGGCCATATGGCCGCCTTTCTGAAAGGTGAAGATGCGTGAGGGAACCCGCAACGGCCCCACCGGTAGCGAACCGGCCCCGACCCTAGCTAGTGGGTTCAGGCCCACGCGCCATCGTTAGATGTACTCGTTGTAGTCGCGAGGCCGCAGCTTCTCGGCTCGCTTCGCGAGGTCCTCACGGCCCATGCCGGAGGCGATCTGCGAGTCGTAGGAGTAGCTCGTGTTCGACCCGACGATGCGGTCGAAGACGGCGAGGAGAGCGGGGCTCGGAGGGAGCACGTAGTCGTACTCGATCGGGGTGCCCGCGTCCATCGCCACGCCGTAGACGACGCCACCACCTACGATGGGGTCCGCGACGGTGCGCTGGTTGACGCCGCCGACCTCGAAGCGCGAGGTGCGCTGGCCGTGGCCGGGGCGGATCGTGTAGCGGACGGTCTGGCCCTGCACGGCGTTCGCTACGCTCGCGGTGACAGTGCCGCCTGAGCCGGCCGCCTGGGTCGCGGTGACGACGGAGGTGGCAACGATGATCGCGGCGGACGTGACCGAGATCGTGTGATCGGCGGTGACGTTCGAGAAGGTCTTCTGGTAGGTGGCTTGGCCGGCAGCATCGCCGACCGATACGCCGTCCACCAGCACGTCGGCGATCAGGTAGCCCGAGTCCACGGAGGCGTTCAGCACGAGGGAGTCGCCGACCGTGACCGTGTTATCACCCTCGTGGTCCCATGCAGAGTGGGCGTCCGAGGAGGCGGTGATCGTCTTGGCGGCAGCTTCGGTGGCTGTGCCGAGACTCAGGTGGGAGATCAGGAAGCCCTTGGTCTGGCCGACCGCCGGGCCGTACTGGATGGTGAGCCCTTCCTCGGAAACGCTGCCGGGGCTGTGGAGGGCCTCCTCCGGGTGGAAGCTGTAATCGCGGAACACGCCGTCAGCGGGGATCGCGGTGAGGGCGATTCCGGTTGCCGAACTGAACTCGCTCTGCGAGTACTTGCCGTCATCAGAAGCGATGAAGACGTAGAGCGCGGCACCAGGGTCCTGCGTGCCCGCAGAGGTGCGCGCGAGCCGGACATTGATGTACAGGGGAAGGACCGCGAGCGCCGCCGGAATGTTCACGTCCGTGTTGCAGGCCGCCCGCTGCGACGAGCCCGTCGTCCATTCGAGGTACTTGGTGTCGTCGTAATCGTTGAGCGCGTCGAACATGTCGGTGACGCCGTGCTGCGTATCGAACTCGGCGACCCCGCCCTGGTTGGCGGCTGAGTCTGCACTGGGTCTGTAGAAGGCCATTGTTACCTCTTACACGGGGTCCCGTGGGGGTAGGAACTCGTCGTCCCAACCGTGACCGGGAGTCATCAGCCCCAGGCCCGCGAGTTCGTCGCGGTCCATGAGGAACTGGGTGAGTTCCTGGTCGTTCATCGGCTTGCCGACGTTCTTGAGATCGTTGTCCCACGGACGGCGGGGTATTGCTCCCTCGTCGGATGGGGCGCCTGGGCGGACGGACGGAGGTGTCCAGCCTGCCTGTTTCGTGAAGCCGTCCGTCATCGCGTCCGCGAGGTCATCATGGCCAACAACGTCGAGGCGGACGATCTGGTCGATCATCTTGCTGACGATGGGCGGGATGAGGAAGTGCGGGCACTGACGGGGGATGAACTGGTTCTTGACGCGGTCGTACTCGGGCGGCGGGCAATCGCACGGACCACGGTTGAGGAGGATGCGGACGTGGCCCTCGGCCCAGTGGCCGGCGGCCGTACGGATGCGCGCCTTCTTCTCGGTGGTGCGGTTGAACTGGATGAACTGGTCCTCGCCGAGCGTGATGCCGGCGGTGCGGAGGATGCCGAGGATGCGGTTCTTGTAGGTGCCCTCCTTGCCGCCGGGCTCCTTCTCGTCCGTGATGCACTTCAGCATGATCCCGCGCGAGCGCAGGTTCAGGCAGACCTTGACCAGTTCCTTGTTGAAGTCCTCCTCGCGCCACTCGTTCGAGGCGCGCATCAGGAGGGTGTCGAGGTAGAGGATGCCGTTGTCCTGGTCGCCCTTGATCCAGACCACGATGGCGGAGTCGTCGCCGTCGCCCGCGTTGTCAATGTTCTTGAACGCGGTGTCGATGTGGACAGTGGCCCACTGTGGCCGGACCTCCCACATGAAGTCCTGGTAGTCCATGTACAGCCAGGGAATCTGCGACTCGACGAGGGGAGCCTTCTCGCCCGAGCCAGGGTTGTTCTGCTGCTGGCAGGCGAAGTCTTCGGCATCGCGGGCTTTCGCCTGCGCGATCATGTCCCGGTCCCACAACAGGGGGTGCGTGGGCTCGCCGGTCTTCTCGTCCTCGGTCTGGTAGAAGAAGACGTGCCAGAGGCCCTTGCCGAACTCCACTTGGTCGAAGATCGCCATGTGGGGGCAGGGCATCCCGGACCACGACGCCACGCCTTCCTCGCGGAAGTGCTCGCCGACCACGTCGTTGTCGAGGTAGCGGGTCGCGACGAGCGACATCAGGCCGTTCGTGTGCAGGGAGTTGTAGGAGGCGTTGACCGCTTCCTTCTGGCCGCGCAGGTACGCGACCTTGTCCTTCTTCAGCTTGGTCTTCTGGAGCGGGTCGTCCCACCAGCACTGGCGGGGATGGTAGCCGGTCGCGCCGATCGAGGAGGATGACGTATCCAGCGAGGGCTCAGAGATGTTGCGCGAGTTGCGGTAGCCGTGGTTGACGTACTGCTTGGTCCAGTCCTTGGCGGAGGAGGACCAGTCGCCGTAGAGCCAGCAGAACCACGAGTCGGAGTCTTCACCCGACAGCACGGCCTTCTGGGACTTGAGGATGTCAACGGAGAAGTCTTCGGTGCTGGACTGGATGAGGACCGTCATGTTCGGGTCGTCGAGGCCGGACCAGAGGGTCCCGCACTTCGTCGCTGAGACGGTCTTGCCGTAGCCTCGGGGGAGGATCGAGGCGATGTGCGTCCGGCCAGGGCGGCCGGTGAGTGCGCGCTTCTTCCACGCGAGCAGGTGGCCCTGGAGCCACTGCGAGTAGGGGACGTGGATCGGCTTGTAGAGCCAGCGCGGCTCCGAAGGGTTGGAGCGCAGGTATGCTTCTGCGCCCCACGCCTTCGTCATGAAGTACCAGAGGGAGTAGGGGTGCGTCCCTACCTTGTCGCCCTCGAACCAAGAGTTCGGAGCGCAGATCGAACGCCAGAGATCGCGTTCCGCATCCAGGTCCCAAGCCACTGAAGTCTGAACCGTAGCTTGAGCCATGCGTACTCCTTCAGGGTGAGCGACCCGATGTTCCAGAGGCGGTCGATGCTGTCCTCGTTGTAGTAGACGATGTCGGGAGAACCACCGTCACGGTAAACGTGAGCGAGCGCCGCGTCGAAGTCTTCCCTCGTGAGCGGTTTGGCGCACGCCTCGGGATCAGTGGGGTTCGTCGTGATGAACTTGTGGAGACCGTCGAACTGCTTGCTCATCGCCCGTACCGCCTGAAGGACCACTTGCCCATGTTCAGCATGAGGACCCAACCGGCCACGTAGAGGCGGAAGGGCATGCCCGGGCGGACGGAGGAGAAGGTGACGCCACGGCCGCCCTCGTTGATGGTGATGAAGTGCGGGCCGCGCCGGATGAAGGTGCGGAACGCGCGCTTGACCTTCGCCCACCAGATGACGCGGCGGGCCTGGACCAGGGTCTCGGGCGGCTTGCCGTCCGGGATTTCCACGGTGTAGGGGCGTTCCTCGTCGAGCCAGTCGGTGACGGGGATGCCGCGCTTGCGCTTCTCGTCGGCCACGGTGGAGATCACGATCGCGCCCCGCTGCATCAGACGAAGCTGGTCGGCGTGGTTGGCGATGAAGTTGGAGCGGAACTGCTCGGAGGCTTTCGTGCCAACGGGCAGCTTGGCACGGGCCTTGGCGCGCTCGGCATCCTGCTGTTCGAGGAGCTTCTGCGCGTCGTCCGGGATCAGAGAGCCTTTTTCAGCCATGAGACGATTCCTTTCACCCGCGAGCGCCAAGTGATGGGCGTCGGCAGGGGAGGGGGCGGCGGCACGTTGACCGTGCTGCGCGCGGAGGGTGGGCGGGTCGCGTCGAACTGCATGACGACATCGCCGGGCTTGTGCATGCTGACCGTGGTCGTGGTGCCATCTTCGAGGGTGATCTCGGTCTCGACGACGTTGTCGCGGAGGCCGGCAGCGTCGAGGTCCGCGCGAATCTTCACGCGCGTCTCATCGCAGAGCTTCATCTGCGCGATGGCCTTCTTGATCGAGGGGAGCTTGGTCTCGACGCCGTCGATCATCATCCACTCTTCGCCGAACTCGTCGATGACGATGTCGCGGCGGTTGGCCTTGCGTACTTCGGGAACGGGGGCGAATGGGTCCACGGGACTTCCTTTCAGACGGTCTTGCCGGTCAGGTGGCCGGGAGGAATCTCGGAGGTGCGCTTCACGGAGAAGAGCATCGCTCCCGAGAAGGGGATGTGGAGGCAGTAGTCCGAGCCACAGGGCTCACCGGCGTCGTTGTATTCGATGTGCACTTCGAGGTAGGCGCGCCGGCCGCCGAAGTTGGCACCAGCACTGTACGCCTTCTCCATCAGGGCTTCGAGTTCCTTGTTCGGGTACACCGGAACGAGTTCGTCGGGGACGTTCTCGTGGATCGGGATTTCCCCGAAGTCACTGCGGTACGTTCTCACCGGGACTCGCCCGGCCGGGGGATCATCCCTCGGCTGGCGCCAAAGGTCCGGGGATCGGTGTAGTTCGAGCCCGGGTGGATCGCGCGCTGCTGCATCGCCATGCGGCCCACGTAGAGGAGTTGGTCGGCGGTGGCGGCGGGATTCTCGGCCGCGAAGTGCTGCTGCGCCTCGTTGTTGAGGGTCTGGCAGGTTCCGCAGACGTTGTTCGCGTACTCGGCCGGGTTCTTCGGGCCGCCGCAGTTACGGCATGTGCTCGTCAGCATCAGAAGCTCCTTGGATTCGGATCGTGCGGCGGCAGCAGGGGCGGGGGCGTGAGTGCCCGCGTGATCCAGTTGTCGTCGGCGCGATAGTCCGTGGTGGGGTTCAGTCGGTCGCGTTCGCGGCGGCTGAGGATGAGCAGGTGGTTGTCACGCTGCTCGTCGTTGTGCTCTACAACCAGTGTGACGCCGGGCATGCCGCGCACAACCGCAAGGTAGATGCGTGATGGCTCGCACCAGCAGTCGGTGGACTGCACATGGCCGGTGCGGTGCTCGGCTACGATGTGGAGTGTTCCTTCGGTCTGCATGAGCGAGCCTCATTTCTCAGGCGGGCGCTCGGCCAGTTCCGCGAGGGGTCGGTCGGGCAGTAGTGCTTCGGACTCGGCTATCTTCCGGTCGATGATCTTCGTCCACTTCGCGAGGCGCTGCGGACTCTTCTTGATGAAGTCCTGCATATAGTGCTCGAACGCGAGGATCATGACCTCTTCGAGCGTGGGATCGAACTTGCCCCAGATCAGTTCGGAGAAGACGACGTGGATCAGTTCATGGAGAACGGTGAGCCACGGATCGCCAGCGTTCGCGTCCACCTCGATCTTGATCCACCTCGGAGGGTAGAAGTCGTCGAAGTCGCACGAGCCGGCGGTGTCGTTACGTTTGGGGACCCGCTTGATCGTCACCAGCGGGCGGTCCAGCAGGTTCAGCAGGTGCCGGTGCAGGCTCACCTTGCTCCACGGCTTGCGTGCTTTCGCCATCGGTCGGCCTCGTGAGGGCGATCAGCGCGTTGGCGAGGACGGTGAAGCCGAACGACTCGATCATGGCGGCGAGCGCGAGATCGAGGCCGACGGCCGTGTCCATGTCCTTGAGGCGCGCGATCGCGTCGGCTTGGGTCTTCGGCTTTCCTGGGCCGAGGTCCTTCTTCTTCGCCATGTCGCGCAGCTTGTTCCACATCTGGGACGCGCTCATGCGCGTGTCCGGGTGGAGGTCTGTGCGGAGCGCGAAGACGATGCACTGCTTGATGAGCATCCTCTGGACGAGTTCGTCGTCGCCAGAGTCCACGACGCCATCGACCATGTTCGCCAGGGCGAGCATCGCCTCGTGGTCGAGGACGGTGCCCCCTCGGCTGGCTTTGGGGGCAGCGGCGGGCTTCTCGGGCTCCGGGTCCACCTCGCCGGCTTCTGCGGCGGCAACGTGCTCGGGCGGTGGGGCGTTCCGGGCGGCGGCGAGCTTGCCCTCGGCGATCAGTTCGCGGCGAGCGCGAGCTACCGTGTTGTCGGACAAGCCCGTAGCGAGGCAGATACGCGCCTTGCTCCACGTCTGGTGGTCGAGGATGAACTCCTTGGCCTGCCGGAGCTTCGCGCCCTGCATCGAGAGGTGTGCGCCAGGGGCGCCATCCTCAGCATCGTTTCGCATAGCCCCCCGCTTTCTGGTATCCCGGCCCCTTCGCCCCCCTTTTCGACCCGCGTTTGGGGTCGTACCGGGTGGGCCTGCCCTGCTCGCGCCCTGCTGGCACGCACCTTGCTAGCGCCCGCACGTCTCATGCCAACGTGCACCTCGCACGACGCCCAGGCGCGCATCGGTGGGCCACCTCCGGGCGGTTTCCACCCCGCGAGGGCGCCCCTCCAGACTCATCATACCACATCCCGCGCCAAGAACCGTGCCAAAGCGTGTCAATCCTTTGTCAAGAGGCGCCGCGCGGGCACACGTAACCCCTTGAACCGGGCCGAAGTGCGCGCAGGTGTCAAGGTACCTTGACAGGCGGCACGGCGGCGCAACCGTGCGGTTTGCCCCACCTGCGAGGGCATTTCGCCCAGTTTGGCGCTCCCTCGGCTGGTCGCTCTGTTGCAGCACAACGAGTTAGCGGCTGGCACGGAGAGTGCACTACCGTATCGCTGTCGTCGGCAGCGGCCGGCGACCCGAGGGTAGCGCCAAGAGCCCGAAGGGACCCGCAAGGTCCCCGTGGGACGGCAGAGCGGGCCTTCGACAGCAGGCAGCGGGTGGCGGGAGCCACCTGCGAGTCCAGAACGCCGATGAGGTGTCGCGCTGAACCCAACGCTGAGGTAGGCGCCCATGACCGTAGCGGCCGGCTGGACCTGACAGAGTGCGAGGCTCAAGTAAACACGGCCGGAACCCGAAGCCCGGGGCGCACGAATAGCAGGTGGCAGAATCGAGCGGTGCGCTGGTGAAGCGCGGCCGGAGTCGATTCGGCCTGCACCGCCACCCCAAAGGGTGGCCCGGTCGCGTGCTGCACTAGCACGCCTGAAGAGCCCGCAAGGGCGAAACCGAGGAGGACACGATGCACAAGCCGAGCAAGTTCCAGAAGGTGCTGCGCGCCGAGAACCGTTTCTTCGCCGGCAAGACGAAGCGCGGCCGTGCGTGGCTCGCCAAGAAGGTCGCCAACCGCCTCGCGTGGTTCCGTGCGCACCCGAAGGCCCCGCTGATCTAGCAGGACGAAACGCCCAACGGTGCATCGGCCGATGTACCGGCCTGACGGAGCGAAAGCGGCTAGGCGCCGTGAGTAGTAGCCGGCAGGCGGGCGTAGCGCGGTCAAGCCGCGCCTGATGAGTCCCAAGCTGAGGAGGTCCAGATGCATGACGTGCGCTATGAGTCGCACGGTTCGCTGTGCCTGTTCCGGCTCCTGACCGACGCCGCCCGCAACTGGGTGGAGGAGAATGTCAACGAGCCCAACTACTTCGGTGGCGCTCTCGTGTGCGAGCCACGCTACGCATACGACCTCGTCACCGGCATGAGGGAGGGCGGCCTTCGGGTCGCGTGACCATGACACGCAAGGACTACGTTGTACTCGCCCGTGCTCTGAGCACGACGAAGCCCACCCGCGTTGGTCCCGCCGGCTACGCCTTCGCGAGGATTCGCGCGCAGTGGGTACACGACCTCATGGTCGTCTGTAACGCACTGGAGGCGGACAATCCCCGCTTCGAACGGAGGCGCTTTCTTCAGGCGGCCGGCTACTTCACGCAGGAGGCACCAACATGCTGACCACTGGGCAGTGTCAGGTCGCTGCATACCTGACGGACGGCGATGTCATCTGCACCGACTGCGCCGAACACCGCATCAACTTCAACGAGGAGGACCGCTACGACGAACTCGTGGATGAGGAGCCGGGCGACGAGGCCCCCTCGTGGCACCGCGAGCGCGAACTGCGCAAGCAGGCCGAGGCAGAGCGGCGTGAGTGCGAGGAGGCCAAGGGCCTTCGCCCCCTGATCCAGTACGAACTGGACAGCGACGAGTGCTGGCAGGAGGACGGCTTGACCTGCGGCGACTGTGGTGCTATTCTCGTGGAGCCGTACGAGGACCCCGAGGCTGTACTGACCGACGAGGCCGAGGACATGGATGCGTGGCTCGCCGACGAGCAGAAGGAGAACCTGTGAACCTGAACCCGCTTCAGATTGTCATCATCGTGGCAGCCCTCGCGTTCTTGGGCTTCGTCGCGATCATCACCCGGGACCTCCGGCGGAAGTACTAAGGTCGAAACGTGTGGGACAAGTCGCGGATGCGCTACAAACGGGATAGTCTGCACTGAGCGCCCGTAGTCACCCACGGCCCACACGTCGCACCGTCAAGCGGTGCCTGATGATGACCCACTACACGGGAGGCACAAGATGCATATCACCGAGCGGGCATGGACCCGCATCACGCCATGGGACGTGGCAACGTCGCCCCTCACGGGTGACATCGTCCCGATCCTGTCGTTCCAGTCTCAGGAGGATGCAGCGCGTGCCGTGCGTGAGCACAACATGCTGCTGCCCACCTCCGCCTTCGGGCCGGCGTATCAGGGACCCTTCGGGCGCTACGACTTCCTCCAGCTTGACAAGGAGGACGAATCGTGAAGGACATCCACGATCCCCTCGACGCTGCCGTGGTGCTCAAGGTGGCGGTGCACAAGCTGCCCGGTGGTGAGCGCGGCTGGTGGCGGTGTGACACCGACACGATCCACGTCAACCCCGCGTCACCTTACGCCCTGTGGTCCGTGGGACACGAGGTGGGGCACGCAACAGGTGCAGCGAACCGTCTGAACCGTCGCGCGATGCAGTTCTACTATCGCGAGATGAACAAGACCATCTTCGCCTATCTGTTCCAGAAGTACCTCAACCGCACCTGCGTCCGCGCCGAGGAGGCCATCTGTGACCTCGTGGCGTACACCTTGACCGGCAAGACTCGTGTCGATGCCGTAGGCCACCGGAGTGGCTACGGGCAAGTCACCCCCGGCACCCGCACCGACCGGTACGTCCAGTACCACGCGCAGAAGGCCATCGAGTATATCACCGCGCAGGTCCAGCAGGAGGCAGCGTGAACAAGAAGCCCGTGCTCACCGTCATGCTGGTCGGCACCGACACCGACGTGCTCGCGCGTGGTATCAGCGAGGACGAGGACGTGTTCAAGCACCTCCACTTCAAGAGCGTCAACGAGGCCGGCCGCTACCTGTTCACCCGGTACGCACCCGTGTACCGCGTCATCCTCAACCTCGACCCGAGCGTCAGGAGATTCGCATGAAGACCCGCGTCATCACCATCACCGTCAACCTCCCCAACGACTTCCTCAAGATGCAGGACTGGGCCGGCACCATGGCGCAGCCCCTCGAACGTGTTGCGCAGCGTGCTGTCGATCAGTACGTCGGGCGACTCGAAGACCTCTACCGGGGCGAGAGCCCCCTTCTCGACAACAAGGAGGACTAACATGAGCCGACGCAAGGTTCGCGGCTTCGTCAAGCAGCCCGTCGAACGGGTGGTCATCAAGCCCGAGCGGCGGACCACCGAGCGCAAGGTGGTGCTGAACCCGAGCACCAACGAGTACGAGGTGAAGTACATCGAGACGGTCACCCCTGCGGTCATCAAGCAGGGCAAGGCCGCCGGCCCGACCACGAAGGGCGGGAGCACCAACCACCAGCAGAAGGCCCCGAAGAAGGCCACTGCGACCACCGGAGGGAAGAAGTGAGCTACGAGAACGCGCAGCACATCCCGTTGCGTGTCGAGGTGTCCGACCTCTGCAAGACCGAGGTTGCGGACCTGATCCACCGCTTCGGAAGCCCCATGATCCTGCAAGCGATGGCCGACACGTTCGAGCAGGACTTCATCGAGATCACCGAGAACGCGCACCGCAACATGTACCCGGCGAGCACGCCTCGCGCCTTCGCGCTCCAGCAGTCGCTTTTCTCTGCCGTCGCACGCCTCCTCGCACTGGGGGTGGGTGCATGACCAAGCGCACGAACGTCGTGTACCTCCGGTGGGATAGCTACTACTTCACCACCATGGAGGGTAAGCGGTGGGACGTGAGCCCGCTGCTCGAAGACCTGATAAGGGAACTCACGCGCGACAACACCCGCCCGTTCATCCGCGTCAGCACCGAAGAGAGCCCCGTCCACTACGGGACCACGATGGACCTCGTGGCCAAGCGCACATGGCCCGGGTTCGACGAGGAGGACCACATCTGCTTCTACGCCAAGCGACACCACCCGTGGTCCGTCGTAGCCACCATCTGTGAAGAGGCACTCGTCTACCTCTTCGGCCGTGTCCCCAAGCAACTCATCATCACCACATCGGAGACTCCGCATGACCAAGAAGGTTCTGACTAAGAACGTCAAGCTGGTGGGCGGTCCCCTCGCAGGTCGTGAGGTGGCCGTCCCTCGCAGCGCCGAGACGTATCGCGTGGGTCGAGGCGTCGGCTTCTGGACCTACAACTTCGCCGGCCGTGAAGGCAGGCAGGAGTTGTTCGCCATCGTGCCGCCGTCACGCGCAGCGATGCGCCTCATCTGGTGGTACGTGGGCAAGCATGGGAAGGACCCGCGCGTCGAATCTGAGGCGTTGAAACGCACGCCTGTTCGTGGTACCATCGACCCTCGTGGGCGTGGTGCAGCGAAGCGGGCAGCGAGGAGAGCGGGCGCATGATGGAACTCTTCCGCCCCAAGCCCATGACCACGCTTCAGGTGGTCGGAGTGCAGAACCTCGTCGGACGCAAGCACGAGTGGGTGCGCGTCTTCGGCTACAAGGAGGGCGATCCCAACAAGAAGCTGTACGAGGTGGCGCTGAACTCGAAGGACGCTGTCGATCTGATCGAGGACGCCAACGCAACGAAGACGTTCCCGATGATCGAGGTCCCGAGCAACACAGTCGTCACCATCCTCAACACCTCCGACATCGAGGTCATCCACATGAGCGACCCGGACAGCGGGAGAATCTCGTGACCGAGAACAAGGACTACGTCAAGCGCCTGACCGACGGCTTCGCGCTCATGCACGCATCGGACGACACTCTTGGCGTTCAGCACCAGACGTTCAGTGGTGACAAGCTGAACCCGACCGACGACGCGACCGACAACTACCTCAGCCCCTTGCTCGACGCCGAGGTTCATGGTATCATCCGCGAAACCGAAGAACTACGCCACCTGGGCAAGCTGAAGCCCTTCACCGAGGGAGAACCGATCGGCGCCTACCCGGGCAAGGCCAAGACCCGGAAGGTGACCACCACTGAGAACACGAAGTACCTGAACAGGCGCAAGGAGATCGAGCGTGAGATCATGCTCGAACGCCGGGCGCGCAACATCGCCACCATGAAGTCCATCAAGGAGACGCTATGAGCGCACTCGAACGGCGCAGCGAACTCATGAAGCTGGCCGAGATGCTGAACGACCACCGCAAGGCTCTCGCCGCCACCATCCACGAGATCAACGAGGCCACCGCCCTCCTCGTCAACGAGGCCGACAAGCTGCTGCCGGCTGCGGCCGACGAGCGTGAGGGTGGCAAGGCGAGCGTCACGAAGATGACCTTCGGGCAGGCCAAGGTGGACCCGCAGCTTGAGTACATCGCGGCCGGTGGCAAGCAGCGCACCTGCTCGAACTGCAAGCAGAAGGGGCACACCGCGCGCACCTGCACGAACGAGCGGGCCATCGAGGTCAACGACGAGGGCGATGTGGTTGCTCCCTCGAAGGGCTCGAAGGCACCAAAGGCGAAGCGCAAGATGAAGCCGCTCACACCGGAGCGCAAGGCCGCACTGGCGCAGCAACTCGTCAAGGCCCGCGCAGCGAGGGGGACGAAGTGACCGATCACGAGAAGCGTACCGACAAGGTGGTGGAGTTCCTCACGGAGAGGACCCGCGCCTTCGACCACGGTGACATCACGTTCGACATGCTCGTCAGCGACATGCGTATCGTGGTCGCCGAGCAACTGGGCATAGCCTACGACCAGGGCTTCGGTGACGGACTCGACTTCGCTGAGGACGACACCGAGGAGCCCACCTACGAGGTGGACTTCGAGGACGACGAGGAGGAGGACGATGACCTCTCGTTCTAACCACAAGGTGAAGGTGTACGCCGGGCAGGACTCCGGCTACCTCCCGCACCTCAACGTCGGCAAGCTGGACGCCGTGATGGACAACGTGGAGATGGCGCTGCGCGACAAGCTCGACGAGTTCGACTCCGTGCTCGTGCAGGGCATCAGTGGCATCGTGCCCGGGGCCATCTTCTGCTGGCGCCACGGCAAGAACCTCGTGGTGCTGCGCAAGAACGAGTACAGCCACGGCGCCTGGATGGAGGGTCACCTGACCGAACGCTTCGTCATCCTTGACGACTTCATGGCGCGCGGTCGTACCGTGGAGCGTCTGCTTCAGGCCGGTGAACTGGCCGGCAAGGGGTGCCCCAAGTACCTCGTGCTCTATTCGGTGGCGGATGGCCGGCTCGGCTACAACAGACTCGATGAGTACGACATCACCCGCACGCAGGAGGAGGCGGACAAGGCGCTCTGTTGCTTCCGCGTCAGGAAGCTGACCGACGCCGAGATGAAGTACCGCCGTCGTGGCGAGTTCCGCTCGTTCGACATCGACAACACTGCGCGATGAAGTTCGCGTGGCAGAACCCGTGCGGTGCGACGTACATGTACGCGCGCCGTGGTTTCCGCATCACCATCGCCAGCCTCGTGATCGAGGTCTGGATCAACTACCCACAGAAGAGAGGAAGCAGATGACCTTCGACCCGCAGTACGAACGCTTCAAGCAGATCGTCCTCCACCTAATCCGGGTGGAGCACGTTCACCACGTATCCATCTTCGAGGTGCAGACCGAGATGGGCACGCTCGACAGCCAGCACGACAACGCGCTCCGCTTCAAGCGCGAGTTCCCCCTGTTCTCCGGCTACCTCAGTCCGCGCGCGAAGCAGCCCAACCGGGCGAAGCCGTCGCGCAGTCACCGGCCGCTCGCGTTCATCTGGCTGCGCACCCACTGGAACGACTTCCTCACCCTCGAAGCCGTGTGCCTTAGCACCCCGGGCCGCATTAACTTCAAGCGTGCCCTGCGCGAGGCCGGCATCCGCGAGTACAACAACCTCATCATGCCTACCCTCCGTCGCCTGCTGCTCAAACGCCACCCGCTATCGTTGGCGGGCCGCGTGAAGATTCGCAAGCGCACGGTTAGTGGCACCCCGGTGCTCGCGTGATCCGGCGCTCCCTCGCAGGGGCGCTGCTCCTCGCGCTCGCACTGCTCGCTGGCATCGCCGTCTTCGCGTGGAGTGACGACCCGCTCGGCGGTGTCCCGTTCCCCCGCCACGTCGAGTGGACCCAGTACACGGTGCCGGAAGACGGCTGGACCCTGTGCAAGCCGGCCACCGACACGACCGAGGTCTGCATCAAGCTGTCCCCGGGCACCGAGGTCTACGTGCCCCGGTGGGTACCCGGCGCCGACCCACACGGCGAGGGAGCAGCCCGCATGAGGAAGGCCGCATGGTAGGCTGGTTGAAGCTCGGGCTCGCCATCACCCTGGCCGTGGTCGCTGGCGCCGCCTTCGTCTTCGTCACCTGCGTCTGGCTCTACTTGCACCTGAAGGGGGTCCAATGAAGAAGGGCCTGCTGATCCACCGTGTCGCCGAGCGCCTGATCCGCCTCTGGATGGGGCTCGCCGTGGTCCTGCTCATCATCGTCATGATCCCCGTCACCCTGATCGTGTGGTTCTGTGATGGGTGGTAGCTGGCGGGCCGGCCTCTTCCTCCTCGGGCTCGGGGTGTACGCCCTCGGGTGGACCCTCTGGGCCATCCTTGGACCCCCCATCCTGACCCTGGTCAGGGGCTTCTGATACCTAGGAACTATAACACCTACTCCAGTAAGAAGAATGGCGAGCGGCTACGCCTCGCTCTCGCTCGATCCGCCGTCATTCTATTTCTTACACTGGAGGGAAGAACAAGAAGAAGTAGCAAGAAGCGGGGGGCGGCCCGAGCACACCCGTGCGACGGCGGCGTCGTGCCCTCCGTAGGACGTGCAGGAAGGGGCCTCGCGTGCCCGCCTGAGCCCGATCTCCGGGCTCTTGAACATCCACACCATTTACAGTGAAAGGCTACAACGATGACACCCGAACTCCGCACCATGCTGGACCAGATCGACACCTTCCTCTCCACCGAGGGACCCGACGCGATCTGCCTCTGGGAGATCATGACCGCCCTCCGTGGTCCCGACGACTGGCGGCAGGGTGGCGACAAGCAGACCTCGACCTCGGTCATCCGCACCGCCGCCTTCCCGAAGACCTCACTCAAGCCGCAGGTCAGCGCCGACTTCGCTGACCCTCGGACGGCGTACATCCAGCCGAGCTACATCGAGGGTTCGCCCCACTTCGCCAGCCACTCGCGTTGGGCGGCCGTCGCACTGGGGCTGTACACGGGCTAGCAATCTACCGGGTTCGATTCCCGGCGGGCGTGGGGGCGCCCGAGGGCCGGCAGGTAGCCGGCGAAGCGGGGTCGCTCCCCGTCCCCCATTTTTCCCTTGACCCACGCCTCGCCGGGTGGGATGATGAGTCTGGAGGACCACCACCATGGACCCATTCGATCAACCCGAGCAGCGTCCGTTCGACATGTTCGCGCAGTACCGGGCCGTGACGCCCGGCGACAACCGCCGCACCCCGCTCGAAGTGCTGGCCGCCGAGCAGAGGATCATCACCTTCGCCGACGCCCTGCTGACGTGGATGCGGGAGATGCAGCCCGAGCTTGGGCAGTCGCCCGAGATGGCCGGCTTCTTCACGCACGAGCGAGGGAACCCGCTGGCAGCGCAGCCGGGTGATGGCTACGACCCAGGCTCGAAGGAGCCAGCGAAGCACATGGTCCTCGACAAGATGGACCGAGACGCCAACCGCCTGATGCTCGACCTCCTGCGCGCAGCGTGGGAGCGCCGGACGTGGCAGGCATACCATGGACTGAGGAGCAACGTCACATGAAGAGGAATCCCCTAAAGATCGTTCAGATCGCCGTATCCGTGATGAGCACGGACGAAGGCGACCACGAGACTCTGTACGCCCTCGACGCAGCGGGTCAAATATGGGAACGGAACTGGAGCTACGAGACCTACGAGAACGAGTGGAAGGCGGTTTCACTCCCGGGAGACCTCAAAACGTGAGAACACGCGACGAGGACATCAAGCGACTGGAGATACAGGAGAGCGAGCGCATCAACTACGGGTGGTCGCCCGACGATCTCCTGAAGCTGGCGCTCTCGCAACTCGCCTACGAGGCGGCCAAGTGGCTCGCCAACCACAGGAGAACGCGTTGACCTACTCGTACCGCTACATCATCCACGTACGCATGGAGGGGATGAGCGAGACGTGGTACTGTGACCGCTACGAGCGGGACAGTGACAACGTCTACACCCTCCACGGTGGATGGCAGCCGCACCAGCAGGAACCACCGCCGCGCCTCGTCACCATCCGGCCCGGTATCACCACCACCGTCACCACGGAGAAGGTCGCGTGAAGAAGCAGAGTCACCCCCTACTGATCGGCATCAACAACGTCAAGCCGTATCCCTTGGTGGACACGGCGGCGATGTGGGCGGAGAAGGCACCGCCGATGCTGATCGAGTCGTTCCTCCCCGCTGCCGGCGTGATGGGGATCACCTCGTACCCGGGCGTGGGCAAGACGTGGCTCACACTGGAGATCATCCGGGCCGTGGCTACTGGCTCGAAGTTTCTCGACAAGTTCGTGGTCAACAACAAGGGCGGCGCCCTCTTCGTGGGCTCTGACTCCTCCGTCTACGACTACGCACGCCAGTGGAAGCGGCTGACCTCCGAGTCCGAGGGAGCAATCGAGTTCGAGGCTGCCCGCTTCCTGCTCCAGTCCTCCTTCATGCTCGACAACATCGACGAGGTGCGCCGGCTGATCCGCACCTGCCGTGCGTTCGAGTGGGGGCAGGAAGAACTGACCGGCGAAGGGACCGAGGACGCACACTTCGCTCGCCGCAAGGGCGTGGACGTGATCGTGTTCGACACCCTCTCGCGCCTTTCGCGTGCGAACCAGAACGACAACACCCAGATGGAGGAGGTCTTCCGCAACATCCGGCACATCGCCGAGTTCACCGGGGCAGCCTGCATCCTGCTCCACCACAACGCGAAGAAGTCCGAGTTCAACGACGGCTCCGACTGGCGTGGTGCCATGTCGCAGATCGGCGCCCTCGACTCGTGGGTGCAACTCGCGTCGGCGCGCAAGGACAAGTCGTTGGTCGGCGTTCAGTACAAGAAGTTCCGGGGTATCCAGCCCGAGGACTTCGCGTACCGCATGAACGTGGACGATCCCGTGACCGCTCGCCTGCTCGTATCGGACGAGACGGTCGGATCGTGGGCGACCCTCGCGGACCCGCTCGCAGTCGCTCTGTTCGAGGAGATCACCCGAGAACCTGGGCGTACCTCACCTGAGCTACGTGATGCGCTCTGGCCGCGCTTCGAGAAGGAAGGCTTCGGCGACAAGTCGCTCTTCACCAAGGCCGTGAACAACCGCCTCTACACGATGTCCGCCCGCTCCCGCGTGAGTAAGACCAGTGAGAATGGACGACCGACGTATGGCCCGCCGCAAGCAGCCGCCACTCAGTAGCCTCATCCACCAGTGCGAGGACCTCGAAGACCTCGACATCACGGAGACCCGATGCCCATCTACACCTACCGCTGCCCGAACTGCGGACACGAGTGGGACGAAGTCCGGTCCCTCACGGAAGAGTCGCAAGCGTCCGTGGACCCGTGTCCGGTTTGTACGGAGAGAGCCTCTGGACCAGCAGGACTCAGTCCGGGGCAACCCGTTCCCGTCGTCGGGACCAAGGTCCCTTCGTCGTTCTCAGTGAAGTTCATCGGTAGTGGCTTCACCCCCACCTTCTACCCGAACCAGAGAGGTAACAAATGAACTGGAACAAGTTGCGTATCTGCGTGGCAAAGATCAGTCTCGGCGTTGGTATCCTCGGCATCATCGTCGGCATCTGGCTCCCGGCCCCGTGGCTCTTCATCATGGGGTTGGGCAATGTCATTCTGGCGCTCATGCTCGACTCTCGCTGCTGCTAGTCTCCTGCTGTGGGCCGCGCCCGTGTCAGGGAGCGTGCTCGTCGAGTTGCACCCGACACTGTGCTCCACCATGCATGTGGGGCCGGTCGAGGGTCGCATCGACGGGCACCTCCACCTCGGGCTCGGTCAGTCGCTCGCCCTCAACGGCACCCACTTCGGTGCGATCGTTGGCACCGACTACTACACCCTCACCATGTGGAGTTCGCCCGATGACTCGGCCCCACGCACGCACATCTGGCAACTCCTCTTCGAGTGCGAGAACGAACGCACGTACGCCGGCCGCTCGACGATCACCTCGCGCGTCCACATCATCAGCGGTGGCGGTGACGCCATCGACTTCCTCACCACAGAAGCAGTCCTCCAGGCGGTCCCGCACTTCGGCGCGGCCAACCGCTCGGGGCAAGTCCCTGTCGAGCAGAAGCGCATCGCCGGATCACTCATCGTTGGACGGCACCTCGGACCCGTCACGCTCCGGCTCGGCATCACGTCAACGTCGCACTGGCAGGCGTCGATCGCACTGCCACTGCAACTACTGGATCATTATGGCAGTGGGCGGATGCGCCGATTGCCGTAACTCCAAACTAAGGAGAACCACACGATGAAGAAGTTCCTCGCCGTCCTCGTCATGCTGCTCGTCACCACCGCCGCACACGCCGCCTCCCTGCAACTCGGCGCCCAGATCGACCCGATGACCGAACTCCGCAACCCGGTGTCCGGCTCGGCCGCTCTCGAAGTGGGTCACTCCCGCCTCGGCGCCACGCTCGGCCTCCGGTCCCGCCTCTCCATCTCCGGCGACCTTCTCGCCCGCAACCGCAGCGGACTCTACATCGGCGTCGGCATCGTGGCCGACCGTCTGACGAACGAGGACTTCACCACCTCCGAGGGAAGCAGCGACTCGACCGTGACGCATCGGCCGCACGACAGCGGTCTGCACATCGGCGACACGCACGTCCGCAACGGCAAGACGGTCACCTCGCTTCGCTCATACAACCGCAGCCTCACCGTGTTCGGCCAGGAGTACGGCCTCTCGCCGTCCTTCTTCGTCGGCCTCCCGCTCCCCGGTGGTCTCTTCATCGAGTCGCGCGTCCTGTACGACGGCGACGGCGACATGACCAACCGGTCGTCCATCGGCATCCGGTTCTAAGGAGAACCCATGAAGTTCAAGCGCATCGAGTTCGACTGTATCAGGCAGCAGGTCATCCCCGGCGTCTGGTGGTGGGGACGCAACATCCACCTCGTCTACTCGGCCGCCCTGCTCCTCGACAAGATGATGATCGGAGAGGGCCAGACCTTCACCGTTCACATCCCTGACGTCTTGGAGGAGGCCACGATCCATCGCACGGACGTGGACAGCACGTTCGCCTTCTACTCGGACGGCACCGACAAGGTCGGCCTCTGCGTGTGGGAGTTGGTCCGCATCTTCCACTGCCTACCCTCGGCGCTGGTGATCGAGAAGTGACCCACATCAAGACGCACGAGGAGTTGCTCAACGAGTTGTACGAAGCGATCGCGGCGGACGCCAAGGAACTCGGGGTCTACCCCGAGTACAAGGACCTGACCGACCTCTTCTACAACATGAAGACCACCCTCGACCTGTACCACGACGTGACCGCCACACTGCGGGGCAACCCGCCGAAGGAGAACACCATGATCCACCGTGTGCAGGGCGAAGTCGTCCTCAGAGCCACGAACAACCACGACGACGACATCGCCACGATTCGCCCGGCCAAGTTCGCGCCGGTCGAGTTCAACATCGACACCTCCACCCCCGGCGGCGCCACGATCCGTCTCCGCTTCTATCTGTACCAGCCCTCTTCGATGCGCCGGCTCGCCGAACTCTTCACCGAAGCCGCCGACGAGGCCGAGATCAGAGACGCCCGATGAGCGATCCGAACCGCGCTGCCGAGAAGGCGGCCAAGCAGGCGGCCAAGAAGGCCGCGTACGAGGCGCAGATCGCCGCCCTCCCTCCGTTCGTGGAGTGGCCGAAGATCGCGCGCCTCAACCGTGACATCGTCATCACCGAGAAGATCGACGGCACCAACGCCGCGATCGGTATCGTCGAGGACACCACGTACGACGACTCGATCCCGGGTACCCGGATCGCGAGCACGAGCTACCGCGTGTACGCCCAGTCGCGCACCCGCATCATCACGATCGGCAACGACAACTTCGGCTTCGCCCAGTGGGTCGAGACGCACCGCGAGGCGCTCATCAAGGCGCTCGGTCCCGGCCTCCACTTCGGCGAGTGGTGGGGCGTCGGCATCGGTCGCCACTACAACCTGAGCGAACGTCGCTTCTCGCTCTTCAACACGGCACGCTGGAGCCGGCCCGAAGGACAGGCCGCACTGGAGGTCGCACGCTCCGAGGGAGCAGCCATCTACGTGGTCCCGACCTTGTACGTCGGCCCATGGACTGGCGTCTTCGGGTACAAGGATGGCGACACGGGCGAGTGGCTCACGGCCCCGCAGAACTGGGACGTGTTCGACGCCGAGGCTGCGAAGCACAAGGCCATGCGTGACGAAATCTACCGGCGCGTGCGCGAGGTCGGCGATCAGGTCGAGGGTGACGAGATCATCGAGCAACTCGACGCCGCGCTCCGCTTCAACCCTCGGCCGCGCTTCGCTCCGAACTTCATCATGGAGTGGCTCAAGCGGGTCGGGTCCCAGGCAGCGCCGGGCTTCATGCAGCCGGAAGGTATCGTCGTGTTTCACCGCGTCTCGGGCACCATCCTGAAGGCGACGGCCGAGCATGACGAAGTGCACAAGGGGGAGGTCTAACATGGTACTGTTCGCGATCGCAACTGGCATGTTCCTGCTCGGTCACCCGGTGGCCGCAGCGTGGTTCCTTATCATCGGCGGCATCATCACCGGGATCGCCTTGGCCATCGTCGCGGCGGCGGCGAGGGACAACTGATCCTCCCACCCGATCCGAACATGCCCGGCTACGACGACGAGGGCGCGTGCCTTGATGAGGCGATGCGCGTCCTCCAGATTCTCAACGCCGCCGGCAAGCACACGCTACAGTCGATCGACCGGCACGTCGCTCTGACGTTCCGGTATGACGCCATCAAGGAGAAGAGGAAACGTGAAGAAGCGTAAGAAGGCGAAGAAGACGACCGTGCGCGTGAGCGCCCGTAGCTTGGCACGCCTCGAACTGAGGGTGGCCTACTTGCAGGTGCGGCTGCGCGTAGCACGGCGTCGTGCCGATGCGGCCGAGGCGCGGTGGAACGAGAAGTGTCCGCAGGGCCACCTCGTGCGCCACGACAAGTGCGAGTTGGGGTTCAGCGAACAAAAGCTGACGGAGACGCCGCTCGCCCCGGGCCGCATCATCCCGGTCAACGGCCCACCGCCCACTGTCGAGCCCCTCGTGGGCTGGTGGTGGCGCGTGCCGTACGGCTGGTGGCTGGCGTTCAAGGCGTACTGGAGCGCACCGATGGTAGCGGCCAGAGCCGAACGTGCCGCGAAGGAGAAGCTGCTCGACGAGATCACGGCAGGAGGGTACAAGGGATGAGCTTCCCTACCACGCTCGGCCCCTGGTTCGTGGTCCAGCGTCTTCGCTACGATGACGTGGACAAGATCCTCGGGCAGGAGTTCTACCAGACCGACGAAGAGGGCGGTGCCATTTGGACCCCCCTCAAGTCCGAAGCCAGCCTCTTCATGTCCCTCGCCGCCGCCGCCCGTGTTGCGGGCGCCCTGGTGGGCGAGGTGCGCGCACTTACCACGAAGGAAGAAGCGAAGGAGTTCAACCGATGACCCGAGTCACGATCACCCTGCTGCTCGACGAGACGCAGAGCAACGTCCCGAACGACACCCCGAACTCCCGGTACAACCTCGCCGGGTTCCTCGACCAGATGGGTCTCATGTCCCTCAAGCACGGCGAGAGCCTCGAAGACCTGAAGGTCGAGCGCATCAATGACACTACGCCGGCTGCTTGAGCAGATCGGTGGCGTGCCCCTCGACGCCAAGATCATGGTCAACGTAGGCGGAGGCGCGTGCCGCAGCGCGTACTGTAGCTGCGAGTGCGAGCCGTACACGGACACCATCCTCCCCGCTTCCGACGCCATCGTCTTCAACCCGCAGAACCAGACCCTCACACTGGAGGTGTAGCATGTTGCAACCGAAGGGCGCCCGCGTGCTCGTGAAGCGCATCGAGCAGGCCAAGCCCGAGTCCGAACTCATCATCATCCCCGACTCCGTCCAGCAGAAGTCGTCCGCCTTCGCGATGGTCTTCGCGATCGGGACGCTCAAGCAGGGTGGCATCGCCATCGGCGACATCGTGGTCCTCATGGATTACGTCGGCGCCCCCGTCAACGTCACCCTTCCCGGCGACGAGTCGTGGACCGAGTGCCTCATCGTGAACGAGGACGAGGTGCTCGCCGTGGTGGAGGGCGCGTGAACATCACGATCCAGGACGGCATCGAGTACTGGGTGAACGACCGGGGCGTCATCCTCATCAGCAAGAACGCCAGCCTCCTCAAGGACGAGGTCCTCGGCAAGCTGCTCAAGACGGCGTTCGACCTGTATCCCACGATCGACGTGGCCGAGGTGGACGCCACCACCCTCGGCACACGGGGTGGCCTCAAGGTGACCTTCTCGGTCTACCTGGACACCGGTGCGATCGCTGCACTCCCGTCCATCTACGACGAGAAGCCGACCAAGCGAGGGAAGAAATGAAGACCGCGATCACGATCGGCACCTTCGACCTGCTGCACGTCGGGCATCTGAATCTGTTCCGCGCCTGCCGTCTGGTCGCCGATCAGGTGGTGGTGGGCGTCAACAGCGACGAGTTCGTCGAGAAGTTCAAGGGGCAGCGGCCTGTCATGGATGCGCTTGACCGCGAGTCGCTCGTGCGCGAACTGCGTACGGTCACGTCCGTCCATCTGCATGATGGCAACACGAGGGACTGGCTGATCCGTCGCAAGAAGTACCTCGACGGGCCGGTCATGCTCGTGGTCGGTTCCGACTGGGCGAAGAAGGACTACTATGCGCAGATCGGGGTGACGCGCGACGAACTCGCCGAGATGGGGATCACGATGATCTACGTGGACTACACGCCCGGCGTGAGCAGCACCAACCTGCGGTTCGAGCGTCAGGCTCGCCTGATGAAGCGCATGTGGGACTGGATGATGAAGGCCGCCCACATCAGCGAGGAGGCACGGTGATAGTGACCAACGGCAAGCTCGCGATCCTGGTCCCGTCGAGGGGGCGCCCGCAGACGTTCCTCCGATTCTTGGAGTCGTTCTACAAGTGTATGACTCCCGGGTTCTCGGACGTGATCTTGCGGAACGGTCTCTCTGATCCGCTCCTCGCCGGCTACGAGGTGTTCGAGTCGCTCCCCAACGTGCACCGTGTGGTCGGCACCGACGAGGGCTTCAACTCGACCTGGGCCGGCACGGCCGGCTACTGCCCGGCACAGCAGGACCTCTACACCCGCTTTCCCGGCTACTCGGCGTACCTCTGCATCGAGGACGACACGGTCCTCGCCTCGGTCGGCTTCGACCGCTGGCTGCTCGACGCCTTCGACGACTTCGAGGGGCGCAAGGGGATGGTGGAGCTACACGACCGGGCGCAGACGATCCACGTCCAGTGCTTTAGCGCCGAGTGGTGCAAGGCACTGGGCTACCTGTGCAAGCCCGAGATCGGCGAGATCGCGTTCCTCTTCGCGCGCTACCTCGCCGGCAACAACCGTTTCAAGTCGGGCAAGGGCCACGCCGAGTACACCCACATCCCGCTCCTCCGCGCGACGGACACGGAGCGGCCGGGTGCCCTCATGCAGCCGAAGGTGACGAGCGAGTTCTACCGACAACTCGACGACTACAACAAGAACTGGCTGCCCGAGCACGGGCCGGCCGAGCGCATGAAGTTGGAGGTCAGGTGAAGATTCTACTCTATGGCAGCGCGTACCTGACCGAGTTGGTCGAGGCGCGTCTGCACGGTGAGGGGCACACGATCGTGGGACACATCCCTTGCCACAACCCACGGTTCCCCGGCCAGATGCAGTCGCCCGTCGTCAACGAGGACACGCCCCACGACATCCGGCTCTCGGTCCTGTACGACCGGCTCATCAAGAAGATCGACAACGGGTACAACATCCACCCGGGGCTGCTCCCTCGGTGGGCTGGCTGCGACATCCTGTACCACCTCGTGGCCGAGAACTCCAAGTACCAGGGCATCACGTTCCACAAGCTGTCGGACAAGTTCGACCAGGGTGAGATTGTTCGCACCACGACGTGGACCATCCCGCGCGTGTCGATCGTCGGCCTCTTCGGCCAACTCTGCTGGCGGCTCCCCGAGTTCGCGGCGGACTGTATCAACGAGATGGCGATGGGCGAGATGGAGCCCGTCTACTACCACCGTGGTCTGATCGACCGCAAGGAACTCTTCGAGAAGGGTGGCCGCGACATCGCCTCCTACATCGAGGCCGACCGTGCTGCCCGGAAAGGATACGCCTCGTGAACTTCAACCTCGACCCGTGTGAGGACTCGCTGCCCGAGATACAGGAGGCGATCCAGCACGTCATCCGCAACCGCCAGTTCATCCTCGGCCCCCACGTCAGCAGGTTCGAGCGCGACTGGGCCGAGTACAACCAGATGCCCTACTGCATCGGGGTTGGTAACGGGACCGACGCGATTCGCATAGCGTTGCTCGCGCTCGGCGTAAAGCCCGGCGACGAAGTCATCTCGCCCGCGCACAACGTCGCGTATACGGCGCTCGCCGTCGCCTCGATCGGGGCCAAGAACGTCTACGTGGACGTGGACCCGAACACGATGCTGATGGACCTCGACGATACGGCGCGGGCCATCACCGACCGCACCCGCGTCATCCTGCCCGTGCACCTCTACGGCCAGATGGTGGACATGGAGCGGTTCGCCCAACTCGCGCGCGGCACCGGCGTACTCCTCGTGGAGGACGCGGCCCAGGCGCACGGCTCCACCTTCAAAGGCTGCGGCCCGGGCTGGTGGTCCGACGCGGCCTGCTTCTCCCACTACCCGACCAAGAACCTCGGGGCCTGGGGCGAGGCCGGCAGCATCGTCACCCGCAGCCCGATCGTGAACGAGCGCGCCCGCCTGCTACGTGATGGTGGACGCACCGACCGCTACGTGCACACGCTCCCGGGGATCAACTCGTGCCTCGACGAGATGCAGGCGGCGATCCTCACGGTCAAGCTGCCGTGGTTGGCGAAGATGAACGCGCAGCGCCGGAGCCTCGCACTCCGCTACCGTGAGGCACTCGCGTACTGCCCGATCCAGTTCCAGCACACCGGGGCCTACGACTACGAGGTGGACCACCTGTTCGTGGTTCGCCTGTACAGCCCACACGCGAGGGAGCCCCTCATGGAGAACCTGTCATACAAGGGTATCCCGTCGCTGATCCACTACCCGCTCATTCTCCCGCACCAGCCGTTTGCAGTAGCGGACGCGCTCGGACAGGGGCCGTGGCCTATCTCTGAGCGCATCGCAAACTCCTGCCTGTCGCTCCCGCTCTACCCGGGGATGCCAACTGAGGAGCAGGACGCGGTGATCGCGGCCGTGAAGGAGTTCTTCGGTGTCACCTAAGATCACGATCATAGTGCCGACGTTCGGTCGGTCTACCCTCGCTCGTGTCATCGGGGAGATCAAGCCCCAGATGCAGGAGGGGGACCAGATGATCGTGGCCTGGGACGGCGTGCCCCCACCGTACACACGCGCGAGCGTGGAGAGGACCGGCGTCGAGTTGGTCACGCTCCCCGAACGGGTCGGCGACTACGGCTGCACCCCGAACGACGAGGCGACCAAGCACGCGACCGGCGACTACATCTGGTACATCGGCGACGATGACCGGTATCCGCCGACCTCGCTCGACCTGATCCGGCTGCTCGTGCAGGAGGACCCGGAGGCGGTGCACGTCTTCTCGATGCTGCATACGGGGCGCGTGCTCGGCCAGCGGGTCGAGGCGTGTGCGGTCAGCAGTCAGCAGATCGTGGTACCACGTCGGGACGACATGCCGAAGTGGAAGGACTTCCCGCCGGGGCAGGAGCTACTCTCCGACTGGCACTGGATCGACCGCTGCGTCAAGCACGTCGGCCGGTACCGGACGCACGACGACATCATCTGCATCCTCGACCACCAGAACTTCGGGAAGTTCGTATGAGCAAGAGCCTCGGCATCTTCATCGCAACGCCCGGACGCGCCTCCCTTTGGAAGACGCTCTACTCGATCTACTACCAGAAGGCACACGTCGAGGACGTGCTCGTGGTCGGGGACGGCTACCACAAGCCGACCGCCGAGCTTGTCGAGTTCGCGGCCCACGCACTCACGCTCCCGGTGCGCTACGTGGCGACGACCAAGACGCGCGACTACGGGCACACGCAGCAGAACTACGCGCTCCAGCATGTGCGTGGCGACTACCTGATCTACCAGGACGACGACGACATCTTCCTGCCCCGCGCCCTGACGGAGGCGGCCCGTCTCGTGAACGAGTTCGACAAGCCCAAGCCCCTCATCGGGCGGGTGAAGTCGCCTCGTCATGGGCTCCTCTGGCAGCGGCCGGGGCCGGTCAACGCGATCCTCGACGGCCACTGCATCGTGGTCCCGAACGACAAGCGGAAGCTCGGCTGGTTCAACAGCGACTACAACGGCGACCAGTGCTACATCCACACCTGCCTCCGCAACTACAAGGAGCATGCATGGACCGACCGCATCTGGACGCTCACGCGCCCGACGTGGAAGCTCCGGCCGTCGTGGTCCACCGAAGGCGCCACCACCTGGGCCTGCGACCTGTGGCGTGAGGGCATGATCGCGGCGACCGTGCTGCTGGAGAAGGACGAGACGTTCGACCTGTACCATGCGACCATCAACGCCATCGCCGACATGACGCCGGCTGAGGCACAGGAGACGATCGAGTTCGCGATGTATGCCGCGCAGGGCAACGACGTGTGGCTGAAGACGAACAACGAACTGCTGATGCTGGCCGCGCGCGTCTGCAACTTCAAGGACCACATCACCACGAAGGACTACACCGAGATGACCCACGCATGGCCGCCCGACTTCTGGCCGACCGTGCCCGAGTTCAACCAACTCATCGACCCGTCCAATGGGACTCCGCTCCCCGACTGGCGTGACGACATCTGGGGCGGGAAGGCGGTGGACGATGAGTAGCTTCCGCAAGCAACTCGAAGCGATGGGCAGCGCGCTACTGCTCATCGAGAAGCTCCCGGCCGATGCGGTCTGGGCGCTCGAACTGACCAACGACGACGACGCCGAGAACCCCTCGGTGCTGAACGTCTTCGCCGGACGTGACGCATGGATGAAGATGCAAGTGTCGCTGCGCCTCGGTACCCCCGTGGACAGTGACCACAAGACCTTCCTGTCGTGGCGACAGGGAACGCTTCTAATCAGTTTCATCGAACCACAGGAGAGCAACGATGAGTGAGAACGAGAACGTGACGCCCGAGCAGCCGTTGGAGCAGACCGAGTTGGACCTGTCCCCGGACGAGGGCGATGCCCGCGCCGAGGCGATCGCCGAAGGTCTGCCCGGCGAGAACGACGCCCCCGCCGAGGAGGCGGTCGCTGTCGATGAGACGCTGCCCGCACCGCTGCGCGAGGTGGACCCGTCGATCCTGGCCGGCCTGCGCGACAAGCTGAAGAACTTCGTCGAGCGCCAGGGCAAGACCGTGTCGGGTTCCGAAGACCCGGACTCGGCGCCCACCAGCGAGGGAGCACCGGCCACCGACGAGGAAGGCCGTCCGCTCGGCAAGGCGATGGAGGGCAAGGACGTGGACTGGGACGAGTACGACCTGGACTTCAGCGTCCGTCACCTGTACCAGCGCGCCACCTTCCGTCAGACGGCGCAGGGTCCGAAGTGGGTCGCGGTCCTCGACGAGTTCTACTCGACCGAGCGCGACCTCCGCAACCACGGCAAGAAGGTGAACGTGCCGGGGACCACGGTCGGCGAGCAGGAGCACGTCAACCTGGGCGAGTACCTGACCGACATGGTCAACGGCCATGAGGGCTGGTCGATCGCGTCGGTGATGCCGGGCTCGATGGGCAAGGCGGGCGTCCTGCTGCGCAAGCAGTCGGCCGTCATGCTCCCGGACCCGCAGCCGCTCCGTCGCACCGAAGAGGTCGAGGCGCCGAAGCCGGCCGACCTGAAGCAGGTCGAGGACGCGGCTCTCGCGTTCGCTGCCGAAGAGGGCTTGACACCGCCCGCCATCGAGGAGGATACTCAGTCTGGGGAGGCAGCCGTCGAAGCGCAGCAGCAGGGTGAGGACCTGAGCGGTCGCTTCCTGTCGATGAACGAGGCGATCGAGCGGGGTGCTTCACTGCCCCAGACGAGCGCCCTCGTGTCGGCCGCGCTCGCGCGTGCACAGGGCGAGACGGTGGATGCGCCGGCCGGCGAACAGCCGGAGGCGATCGAGACGGGTCGCGTGACGCCGCTCACCCCGAAGGGCAAGCTCGCCCCTGGGCTCGCCAACATCATCGCGGGTCTGCCCGAGGTCATGAAGCAGGGCGACTTCGGCGACGTGAAGTAAGGGAGGTCCAGTGAAGACCGACGTTTCGTCGGAGCCGTTCAAGGTCAACGTCTCAGCGATGCAAGACTTCATGCAGTGCCGGTTCCGGTACTGGGCGAAGTGGATCATGAACCGGGTGCCCGTGACTGGGGCACCCGCGCTGGACGCGGGCAAGCTGCTGCACCGCATCTTCGAGGGGCCGTACCTCAAGGGCGAGACGCTCGCCGAGGCGGCCGATCGGGAGTGCGAGGAGTACCGGCTGCTCATCCCCTCGGTGCATCCGGCAGCGCAGGTGAACGCCATGAAGGCGCTCGTCACCATCATCGACATGAGGGAGGCGTTCCCCCTCTGGCACGACAAGTTCTCGGGGATGGAGACGCTGGAGGTCGAGGCGGGCTTCGAGTACCCGGACCCCGAGATTCCCTGGCTGATCTGGCGAGGGAGGCCCGACCGGGTGGTCAAGATGGGCAGCCGCATCTGGCACGTACAGAACCGTGGGCTCGCGGCCTCGACGAACTTCGGCACCTACACGAGGCTCGCCAAGCGCCACTACCACGAGCACCTGTACGGCGAGCACCTGGAGAAGCTGTACTGCACGCCGAAGAAGCGCGGCGGGCTGACGTACGGCGGCACCATCTTCAACCTCGTCCGCAAGCTGAAGTTCCGCACGAACGTGGGCAAGAAGAACGAGACCACGAAGACGGCGGAGGAGATGTTCTGGCAGGGCGCCGTGTCGTACGAGATGTCGAGCGGGCTGCACCAGTCGGTGATGGCCTGCATGAGGCAGCACGCTGTCGCCATGCGGCAGGTCGAGCGCGAGTGGGTGGAGGACAACATCATCCCCGCGCCGAACGAGAAGCTCAACGGCGGATTCTCCGGTAGCTCGGAGGACCCGTACTTCAAGGTTCTGATCGGGGAGGTATCGCTTGACGACGACTCCGTCTTCACTGCGCGGGAGGACACGTACGCGCTCGACGCCAACACGGAGACTACCTGATGCGTTCGATGTTCTCTGGTCTCTACTCCCTCATCCTCCGGGTTCGGTCGTTCGTCTGTTCACACGAGCCGGTGACGACCGCGACGGAGATTTCGCACAGAGTGCAGCGGAGATTAGAAACTTCGCGAAGACGAACAAGGGGCGCAACGTCTACGTCGCACCCAACCCCACCAACAGTACGCGCGGCTCGCGACATACTGCGGAGGAAGTCACGCACTGGTCTTTCTTTCTGATCGACATGGACCCGATCGAGGAGGAGAACGATCCCGCGAAGGCGCTCGAAGAGGCGCTGATGTGGCTCGGCGAGTGGTTGGGCAACAACTTCACCAACCGCCGCCCGATCATCATCGACAGCGGGCGTGGGATGCAGGCGTGGATCAGGCTCGGGGACATCGACCTCGACCAGATGCCGGGCGGTCGGAGCGTGGCACGGCGGGCGAACGGCTACTGGCTCAAGACGCTCGACGAGCGCCTGGGCGTGTGCCACGGCTGTCGCATCGACACGTCAGTGTCGGACCTCCCTCGCGTGATGCGGTGCCCAGGGACGATCAACGTGAAGACGGGGCGGGCCACGCGGTTCGTGGTTCCCTCGGCTGAAGTGTTCGACGGGCTCGCCTCGAAGCTCGTCATCGGGACGCCGAAGAAGGCGCTCGAAGACCCGCCGGCACCCGAGGGGATCGAGCCCGGCCAGCCGTGGCAGAGCGTGTTCCCACACCTGACCCTGATGGCGCAGAACTACCTGCGGGTCGGCCAGGAGGAGCCCGGGCGCCACAAGGTCATGTGGCACACGGCCAAGAAGTTCTTCGAGCTTGGCGTCACCAGGAAGGAAGCAAAGAAAGCAATCAGATGGGCCAACCGCCTGCGAGGGAGCAACGCTGAGTTGCCCCCGGACCAGATCGAGCACGCCCTGGTAACCGCGTACGGGGCTTGACGGTAGCCCTCCGTTGTGGTACGATAAGTCTGGAAGAGCTACCCCATCAACCAAAGGAGCACACGATGAACACGACCACCGGCACCACCACGACCACCGCGACCTACGAGGTCGTCACCGAGTTCGGCAGCTTCTTCGTGCTGAAGAACGGCGAGTACCTGCGCGACAAGACCGGCGCGGCGTACAAGTACAACAGCGCCAGCGGTGCCCGCAAGCGGATCACGCGCGACCGCAGCGGCAACTTCCACGCCTAGCATGGGCAAGAACGTACTGGAGTTCCTGCGAGGCTCCGACCTCGACGCGCTGGTCAAGGAGCGCATCATGATCTACGGGCGGGCCGGCGTCGGCAAGACGCGCTTCGGCCTGTCCGTCCCCGACTCGTGGGGCAAGATCGTGTACTACGCAGCCGACAAGAACTCGTGGCTGCTGCGCTCGATCAGCAAGGCGAAGCGTGAGCGCGTGCACGTTGTGCGCCCGGATGGCGACGACCCGACCGCGCTCTTCATGCAGTTCGCGATGCAGGACTGGGACGAACTGGACCCCGCGATCGGCACCATCGTCGTGGACACCTACTCGAAGGTGGCCCTCGACTCGATCAGCTTCACGGCCAACTCGATGACCCTCGACCGCGAGAAGCACTACGTGGTCGGCGAGGTCGGCAAGGGTGGCATCGCGATCCCGAACCGGGGCGACTACCAGGGAGTGGACGGTCTCTCGAAGAACTACCTCGACATGATCTTCGACAAGCAGAAGGACAAGCACATCATCTTCATCTGCCACGAAGAGAGCAAGCAGGTCGAGGGGATGTCGGCAGTCGGTGGCCCGCAGCACCCCGGCCGCCAGATGATCGACTACCTGCCGGCGCAGTTCAGCACCGTCATCCGGTTGGTCCGCGACGAGATTCTCGTCCCGGGCGCCGACGACGTGCAGCCGGTGGTGGTCGCGATCACGGAGAACGACGGCAAGTACGTCGCGAAGCTCCGCACCGATGACGAGGAAGGGCCGAACCCGCTCGCGAAGCGGACCCTCGACCGGAACCCGTCGTCGTGGTGGACCGAGTACCAGGACTACATCAACGGGCGGACCAAGGTCGCCCCAACCAAGAAGTTGAAGAAGAAAGTGGAGGCGTAAGATGGCGAAGCAGACGCAGAGCAAGGGCAGCACCCCGGTGGTTCCGAACTTCAAGGACGTGGACAAGGCGGCGGTGCAGGCCGCGCAGGCGGCGGTGGCCGGTGGACGGCAGGAGCCGCTCGTCGTTCCGCAGGGTGCCAAGGTGAGCGTGGCCGGCAACGGTGCCACCTACACGCGCTGGAACGAGCGCGCCGTCATCACGCAGGCGTACCGCTCGGTGACGAAGAAGGGCCTCCTCGACGTGACCGTGGTCGTGAAGCTCCGCCAGTCGGAGAAGAACAGCGGCCGGAAGGTGTTCGCTCACTTCTACATCAACAACGGCGACAGCGTGAGCGAGAGCCACGAGAGCATGAACGAGCGTTCGCTCGGCGCCATCACGACGCTGCTCGTCGCGACCAGCTTCATGCCGGCCGGCGGTGCGCTGAAGGGCACCCTGCTCGACAAGATGTTCCCGCAGAAGGGCCAGCCCGGTACGTCGAGCCCGCTCGCGGACAAGGCGGTCATCGCCAACATCGTGCAGCAGTTCGGTCAGGCGAAGGACCAGAAGACCCAGAAGCCGATGGTGGACGAGAACGGCGAGAAGGTCATGGAGAAGCGCGACTCGGTCGAGACGTTCCTGCCCGACTCCGGGCCGGTGGCGGCGGACGAGGACGAGGACGAGTCGTCCGAGGAGGAGTAGCATGTCCGGCGTCGTGTACCCGAAGAACGACTTCACCCAGATGATCGAGGCGGTATCACGACGCAACGTGGCCGGTGGCGGCATCCCCAACCTTCCTGGGGAGCCGCTCCCGAACGTGCGCTCGGCCGGTCTCGGTCAGCCCGTGGAGAACGACCCCACCAACCAGCCGCTCTCCGCGCAGGAGATCATGGAGTTGAACGCTGCGGCTGCGGCGGCGGGGGTCAAGGACGAGCGCATCGGGACGGCGGACGCCGAACCGGTGGGCGGTTATGGCTCCCTCGAAGAGGCGATGGCGGCAGGGATGCCGGTCAACGCTCCCTCGGTGGCGGCGGCAGTGTCGGCGGCAGAGGTTGTCCGTCAGCGCCAGCCACGCGCGTCCGTCGTGCAGACGGTCGTCCAGCCGCGTCTCCCGAACTTCCGCAACGTCCAGGGCATCGACCTCATTACTGGGGTCGTGTACGTGGACGACATGGAGTTCAAGATTCCGGCCGGTGACCTCGCGAGCTTCCGACAGTACGTCGTGGAGATCGCCAAGAACGAGATCATGAAGCAACTGGAGGAAGCCACAAGCATGTTCGCGCGGAGCGCGGAGACCAACGGTGAAGGAGAGTCGAAGAGCTAAGATGCGGGCGTACAACGCCTCGTTGAAAGGAATCGCTCGGAACCTCCGGGCAGAACACGGGGGATGTTACTGCATGGTGTCGGAAAAACGACGGGAACAAATGCGTGCTGCGTCTGCTCGTTACCGAGAACGGAACCTCGACGTGGCACGCGAGAAGTCACGGAACTACTGGAAGGCTCACCCCGATAGACTTAAGGCGTACAACGCATCACCGAAGGGTCTCTCTTGTCGTCTGCGTTGTATCCATGGACTCTCTCGGGAGCAATCAGAGACCTGGGCGGCGATTTTACTGAACCCAGGAACTCGGTGTGCGATCTGTGGCGTGCCCAACTACATCGTGAAGGTGCTCCGCGAGAAAGGTCCATGGCCGAAGTTCTTCGGACGCCGGCACGGAGCAGGCAGCAAACCACGTCTCACCCTGGATCATATCCAACCCGGGTGCAACGAGGGGGGATTTCGCCCCCTCTGCTCCGGGTGCAACAGCCTTCGAGGGGACAACCAGTTCACCGACGAAGAAGTACTCACTCAGATGCGTGACAAATGGGCTTGGTTGCTCGCACCCCGCTTTCTGTACTGGCTGAACAGTACTCCCGGGGTCGGCGGCCGTCTACACCGGAGCGTAAGATGCGCGAAGCGCGATGCCGAATATGCGGACGGTGCCATCGACCAGCCGAGCCAGCCATCACCGACGAGTACAACTTGACCTTCGCCGACGACGTGTGCGAGCTATGTGCAGTCACACTGGGCCGCGCGCTGGCAGGGATTCTGGAGCTACTTCGCGACTCACACGGTGAACGGCGCGAGCGCGTCATCGACAGACTCAGCACCCGGCTTCGCGGCCAGGGGTTCGAGGTCGGTGACACGTTCCGCCCCCGGAGGGCATCATGATGGGAAAAGCTAGGGGCCGCGCCGATGCTCCGTATCTGTTCGTGATGGTCAGCGAACCGAGCGAGGGCATGGAGGCGTGGTTCTGGCGTGCTCTGCAAGGCGCCGGCATCAAGAAGACCGAGTGCAGGCTCGTGTTCATGATCGACGAGCCGCCGGCCAACGAAGGGAACAAGGCGTCCAAGGCGCAGTTGCGCTCTGCACGCGCGCGGTTCGAGCAGGACGTACGGCGTTCCTCACCGCAGGTGGTGCTCCCGATGGGCACCGAACCCTTCTACGCCCTCACCGGCATCAACGAGGGTATCTTCGACGCGCGCGGCTACCTGATACGGAAGCACCTGTTCCACCCGGTTCCGATCGAGGTGTGGAAGCAGGTCGGCACGTACGTCAACGCGAGCAAGGCTACGGGCGCCAAGAAGGGCGACCCGAAGATGAAGTGGGTGAAGGAATCGGGGCCGGCGCTTCTGGGCGCTGACTTCGCCGGGACCGTGATCCCAGTCTTCACCCTCGACCACATCCGCACCGAGCAGTTCGCCGTGAAGCCGGCGTTCAAGGAGGACCTGCTCCGTGCCGTGCGCGCCCACATGGGCACGACGGTCGAGATCGACAAGGACTTCGCGCTCATCACCACCCTCGAAGAGGTCCCGCCACTCAGCGAGTGGGGACCGATCGTCGCGGTTGACATCGAGACGCACGGGATCGACAACGAGGTGATCGACCTCGTATCCTTCTCGGACGGCGTCTTCACCGCAGCCCTCGACTGGACCGAGGGAGCACGGCTCTGGATGGAGGCGCTCTTCGCCAGCCCGCGCACGTTCGCTGTTCACAACTCGCCGTTCGACATCCCTCGGCTAGTCGCCAACGGGGTGAACATCACGCAGCAGGTGATCGACACGCGCGTGTTCGACACCATGTTCGGTGCCGTCGTCGTGCAGCCCGACCTCCACAAGGCGCTCGGGCGCGTGGCCTCGCTCTACCTGGACATGGCGCCGTGGAAGACCTCGTCGCGCAAGCCGAACTCACACTGGCGGGCGATGGTGCTCGCGGACCCGCGCCGGTACGCCGGCAAGGACGCGCTCGCCACGAAGTGGATCGCCGACTCCCTCATTTCGATCATGAAGTCCCTCGGCTGTTGGGACCTCTACATGGGGCAGGGCAAGCACCCGGGGCCGGGCGTCATGGCGACGATCCCCGAGCTTACGGCGATGAGTCGTGGCGGCATCCGCACGAACCGCGAGTACGCACGCAGGATGTGCGCGCGGCTGGAGACGCGCCTGTTCCGGTACTTGGCGCTCTGGACGCGGATGTTCCCGAACGTGACGCCCTCGTCGAACCCGCAGGTCAACAAGCTGCTCTACAAGCAGTGGGGCCTGCCGGTCAACCGCTCGAAGAGCGACGGGGTGAGCGCGGACGAACTGGCGCTCGTGAAGTCGAAGGCGTTTGTCGAGGTCAACAAGGACACCGACTTCCACCCGGGCGCATGGCGTACGGATCAGCGCGCCACGCCCCGGACCTTCGACCTGCTACTGAAGATTCGCAAGACGAGCAAGATGCTCGGGACCTACGTGCAGCCCGTGATGTTGGGCGAGGACACCTGGGTGCACCCGAGCTACCTGCCGGCCTCGAAGGACGATGAGCGCGGCGGTCAGAAGATGGACAACAAGGGCAACACGGCCACGGGCCGGCTCGCTGCGTACCACCCGAACATCCAGAACCAGATGAAGGATGTGATCGGTGGCTACAGCGTGAAGCACCTCTACGTGCCGGACGACGACACGATGTGCTTCATCCAGGCCGACTACAAGAGCGCCGAGTTGTTCGTGCTCGCCGGGATGGCGGGCGACAAGAAGCTGCTCGCTGACCTCCTGTCCGGCGACATGCACGGGCGCAACGCGGTGCGGTTCGGGATCAGCCGTAAGGTCGTGAAGAACGTGACCTACGCCTCGATGTACCTCGCGAGCCCGGGCAAGCAGTCCGAGATGATCTTGGAGCAGGAGCATATGTACGTGTCCCCGGCTGACTGCCTGACTACGTCGGAGTCGATCTGGGGCTACTACGAGAAGACCAATGCGTACCGGCAGTTGCTCGTGTCGATGTGCGAGGCGCAGAAGTACATCACCAACCCGTTCGGCCGCACCCGCTTCTTCCACGACGGGCGCGCTCCTGCGGCGGTGGACTTCATCCCTCAGAGCGTCGTCGCCGACATCCTGTGGTGCGTGCTCAAGCCCGTTGCCGAGATGGCCCGCCGCTACGGTGGCCGCCTCGTGACCACGGTGCACGACTCGATCCTCATCTGCGTCCCGGCGGCTGTCCGAAGCGGC